TAACTGGATGTACAACGCATGGATTGCATCACATGGTGTTAAGAAGTGGGAGTCGCAAGAGAGTATAGATAAACGCAACCAGAAGAGAACAAAGCAGAGGGAGACTGCTGCTAAGAACAAAGCACTTAAAGCTGAGAAGGAGAAACAAAATGGCTGATAGATTTGAACTAGAACATAATATACTTAGTTGTTGGGGTATCCTCGATGAGATGAAGATGCTAGACGAGCAAGGAGCTAGCGTTAAGGATATGAGATGCTTAATAACCCTGTACGAGTATAAGTTCCAGAAGTTATGGAATGTGTTTGAGGACATGGTACACGAGGGTAGATTTAAAAAGGGGGAGTGATGCGATTCTGGGTTTACGACGAGGACGATGTTCTGGTACGTAAGTTCTGGGATAAGTTCTCCGCAGAGAAGTTCTTGCAAGAGGGGTGGCGCATCGAGGTGCAGCCTATACAGAAGAAACAATCACCTACACCTGACACACATGGAGAAGCGAGATGGTGACAAAGGAAGCTAAGCGACGAGGATGGACTGAAGCACACATGAAGAAAGAATGGGTAGGGTTGACGGGTGATGAAGTGCAAAGCATGACGCATAGAAAAATATCCCCGTGGATATGGCTGCTACTGAAAGAGGTTGAATTAAAGTTAAAGGAGAAGAACACATGATTAACGCAACAAAACTACAGTATTACACGATGTCACATAGATTACGTGGCTTCGCTGATGGGCTAGATGAATACAAACAAGGAGCGTTAAAAGATATGCTGACGGGCGCAGCGGCATTACTAGAGGACGCATGGGATGACTACCAAGAAACATTGCCGTCAGACCATAGAATAGGAAGCTAAAGGAGAAGAACACATGAAAGAAAAGATTATGAATGACCTAGCTACGATTTGGTTAGCGATGATGGGGTTTTGTTTAGCTGCAATTATATGCAAGCTTACCTATGATTTTATAGGATCACCCAACGTGTTCACCAAAAAGGAAGTAGAACTAACACAGAAACAAAAGGATGACATGTGCGTAGCATGGTGGTTTGATTCCGACTTAACCGCAGCAAGAAAGCGAGTATGTGGTAAATGACTTGGATACAAGCAATGTTTATATTTATAGGTATGTTTTTCGGTATCGCTATGGCTGCTTGTACAGCATTGTGTATACTATATAAATTTTTTAATCAGGAGTAGAAGTATGTCAACAGTAGTAGCAACAAGAAACTCTAAGAAGATACGTATGAAGTCTTTAACCGTTAGAGTACCCGAACATATTATCGATCACTTCAGAGATAACTACTCAAATGGTAGTAAGAAAATACGTGAGATTCTAGAAGGGTTTGTTAAGAGACAAGGGGCTAAGAATGAAAAAGAAGCATGATGTAGTTAACAACCCTGACCACTACACAGCAGGTGGTATAGAGACTATTGATTTCATAGAAGCTAAAGGACTGGACTATCACTTAGGTAACGTAGTTAAGTATGTTAGCCGCGCAGGTAAGAAGAGCGCAGATAGCCTAGAAGATTTAAAGAAAGCACAATGGTATTTAAACCGAGCTATAGAGAAGAGGTAATCATGGCACTTACACCTGAAGCTAAAGTTAAAGCCCAAGTAGTTAAGCTACTGAGACGATACAACGCATACTATTTTTTCCCCGCAGCTAATGGCTACGGTCGTGCGGGTATACCTGACATCATCTCTTGTGTTAACGGTAAGTTCATAGCTATAGAGTGCAAGGCAGGGAGCAACACAACAACAGCACTACAGAAAAAAGAACTTGATGAGATTCAACAGGCTAAGGGTGTAGCCGCAGTGATTAACGAAACCAACATAGACTTAGTAGAACAGATACTAAAGGAGCATACACAATGAGCGAAGAATTTTGCGATGGAGTAAAGATACTGCTTAAGCGCATGGAGTCTAACCCTGAAGAGTTTAAAGTGGGTAACTCTAGATGGCAACACGTCCTACATACGGCTGAAGGTAGCTATCCAGATTGGTCTAATGCACTTACACCCGCAGAGATAGAAGCATTAAAAGATGGTATACGTAAGATAGCCCGAGATATGTTCACTGAGACGGTTATGTCTATTCTGTTAGAGGATAAGGAAGAAGTATTGCAAGGACAATTCAGAATAACAGAAAGACACACAAGTGGTTGGACTGACCCTAGAAGCCTTGCTGTTTTTGGTGGAGGTGGTGGGGGTACAATAGGCACAGGATTGACATACCCAACACTATCACCATTCGCAGAGAGTCAACCGCCTTCGAGTGGTGAAATACTCGCTCGGACTAAGAAATTTTTAGGGCTAAAATGAAAATAATTGCGTTAGACTTTGAGACTTACTACGACAAAGAGTTTAGTCTATCTAAGATAACTACGGAAGAATACATCCGTGACAAACGATTTGAAACTATAGGAGTGGGGATAAAGGAGGATGGAAAAGATGCTGAATGGTTTAGCGGAACACAGACCCAGATTGAAAGCTATCTCAAGTCACTCAATCTTGAACAACACCTTGTACTGGCTCACAACGCTATGTTTGATGCCGCTATACTTAGTTGGCGTTTTGGGATTAGTCCTCGGGGGTGGCTCGATACGCTTAGCATGGCACGTGCACTACACACTATTGAGGTTGGTGGAAGTCTTGCTGCGCTTGCCGAATACTACGAGCTTGGTAAGAAAGGTACGGAAGTCGTCAATGCGCTCGGAAAAAGACGTGTGGACTTCACCGCCCAAGACCTAGCCCAGTATGGTGAGTACTGTAAGAACGACTGCCACTTAACACTAGAGCTATTCAAGATACTGTCACAGGGCTACGACAAGGATGAGCTTAAGCTTATTGACTTAACTATACGTATGTTTAGTGAACCAGTGTTGCGGTTGAACAAAGGCATACTGACTCTGCACCTAGAAAGAGTTAAGGCTGACAAAGAAGAGTTAATGAATGCAATTGACTCAGTTGGTAAAGATCAGCTTATGTCTAATGATAAGTTTGCTGAGATGTTAAGAAAGCTACAGGTTGAACCGCCTAGAAAGATAAGTGCTGCGACGGGTAAGGAAACCTATGCGTTCGCTAAGTCTGATGAAGAGTTCAAAGCTTTACTAGAACACCCAGACAGACGAGTACAAACCCTTGTAGCTGCGAGGTTAGGTGTTAAGTCTACGTTGGAAGAAACAAGAACTCAACGCTTTATTGACATTGCTGATCGTGGTTCTATGCCAGTTCCCCTACGCTACTACGCTGCCCACACGGGACGGTGGGGTGGTGACGAGAAAGTTAATTTGCAAAACCTCCCCAGAAGTTCCCCTATTAAGTTAGCTATTACTGCACCACGTGGTTACTTAATGATTGACTCTGACTCATCACAGATCGAAGCAAGAACGTTGGCTTGGCTAGCTGAACAAGATGATCTGGTTGATGCCTTTGATAGAGGTGAAGATGTATATAAGAAGATGGCAGCTGCGATTTATAATAAAGCGGAAAATGATATTGATAAAGCGGAGAGGTTCGTTGGTAAGACAACGATTCTTGGGGCAGGGTACGGTATGGGCGCAGCTAAGTTTCAGGCACAGCTTAAGACATTCGGGGTACAGGTTGACGAGGAAGAATGCAAGAGGATCATACAGGTTTATAGGGAGACTTACCCAAAGATACCCGCATTTTGGAAAGCAGCAGGTAAAGCGTTAGATTATATAAAAGACAACACACTATCTACACTAGGTCGTAACGGTGTTTTAGTAGTCGAAGGTAGTAAAGGTATCAAGTTACCTAACGGTATGTATGTCAAGTATCCTAACCTACGCAAAGTAATTAAGGATGACGGTAATACAGAAATAGTGTATGATACGAAGAAGGGTAGAGCAACTATACCTAATAGGATATACGGCGGTAAGGTAACAGAGAATGTATGCCAAGCCCTAGCAAGGATAGTTATTGGTAAGCAGATGTTGCTGATAGCTAAGAAGTACAAAGTCGTGATGACTGTGCATGATGCGATTGCTTGTATCGTACCAGAAGACGAAGTAGAAACAGCACAAGAGTTTGTTGAGTTGTGCATGAAGGTAAGACCTGATTGGGGTATGGAGTTACCCTTAAACTGTGAAGCTGGTAACGGCACAAGTTATGGAGCGTGTTAAATGAAAAGCTTTAATATACCTGAAAGACTTAGACGCTTATTTGCTAGTAGAGAGGAATCAGATGGAGAACCTTACGTTACACATAATGTAAACTCTAAAATAAGAATTCATTTACACAAGGCTATAAATGGTAGAGTTATTGAGGTTCACAGCTATAACCCCAAACCAAACTCACATGAATCAGATTGGGATTCTGAGTTTTACCTTGTCCCTGAAGGTGAATCATTACATGCGGCTGTATCTACCGTACTAACTATGAAGAGTTTAGCATCATGATAAAACTTATTAAAGATTTTATTTCCGCAGTGACTAGGTTGAATGAAATGCAGGTTGCGGATAGTGTCAAGCATCAAAGCCCCCACAACACTAACCCGTCACTTAAAGTTTCTTTGTATCACGGACTTAACGGTAGGATACTAGAGATAGCAACACACTCAACCGTAAACCAAGGTAGCTTTAAACATTCTGAATGGGATTTTGATTTTTATTTTGTCCCTGAAGGTGAGTCGTTGAGTACCGCTATAGCTACTGCGTTTACATTAAAGGAACTTGCAAAGTGACAGTGCCAGCTTGGTCTTACAGCAGTATCAAAACTTTCGATCAATGCCCTAAGAAGTACTATCACTTACGGATACTCAAAGATGTCAAAGATTCGGATACGACTGCGACAGTCTATGGTAAGGAGCTTCACACAGCAGCGGAGTTGTACATACGTGATGGTGTAGAGATACCCCCTAAGTTCAGCTTTATTAAGACGACACTTGAGGCTCTTAACAAGATCGAGGGTGAGAAGCACTGTGAGATTAAGCTAGGTGTAGCAAAGAAGGACGGAGAGTTCACACCATGTGAGTTCTTTGACGAAGATGTATGGTGGCGAGGTATAGCTGACTTACTTATTATTCAAGGTGAGAAGGCTTTCCTAGTAGATTATAAAACTAGTAAGAATGCGAAGTACGCAGATACTAAACAGCTAGACTTGCTTGCAGGTGCAGTGTTCACGCACTACCCTCAGGTCAAAACCATAAAGTCGGCACTACTATTCGTAGTAAGTAACGAGGTGGTACAGAAAGAGCATGATGCTTTATTTAGAACCGCCTATCTATCAGCGATGCAACCAGAGCTAACAAGACTGGAAGCCGCTATTAATAACGATGTATGGAACACTAATTCTGGTCCGCTATGTAAGTACTGCCCAGTCGTAGAGTGTCCGCATAATAGAAGAGGTTAATCATGCCGTATGTAAACAAGAAGCGCCCTTACAAAAAAGAATATCAGCAACAGCTAGATCGTGGTGAACATGAGACTAGAATGGATAGACAACGTGCTCGTAACGAGATGGACAAGAAGGGTATAGATCGTACAGGTAAGGACATAGATCATACTATCCCTCTGTCTAAGGGTGGCACGAACGCACCGTCTAACTTGAAACTAAAATCACCCAGTGCTAACAGATCGTTTAGTCGTAACCCAGACCATACTGTTAAAACAAATAAACCTAAAAAATAAAATGCAAATCGTAGATGATAAGTTGTTGGTTGTACGCACCCGTAGACCACACCTAGTAACCGAAAAGATTAAGCGTAGCAAAGTTGTACAAGTCCTAGTAGATGGGCTGCATGACGTTGCCGTTTATTGGGGGTTGAAGGAAGCACAAGACTTAGCAGGTCTAAAGATCAAGAACGTACCGTCTACGATTAACCGTGACTACGAATACCCCGGTCAGTTTAAACCGTTTGCACATCAGAAAGAAACAGCAGCGTTCCTAACCCTGCGTAAGAAAGCATTTTGTTTTAACGAGCAAGGTACAGGTAAGACCGCAGCAGTTATATGGGCGGCTGATTACTTAATGAAGCTTGGTCTTATCCGTCGTGTACTTATCATTGCACCGCTATCTATCTTGAAGTCTGCATGGCAACAAGACCTATTTCGTTTTGCTGTACACCGTAGCTGCGAGATAGCCTATGGTAAGCGTGAGGTACGTAAAGAAATTATTAGAGGTGAAGCTGAGTTTGTAATTATTAACTTTGATGGTCTTGATATTGTTAAAGAGGACATCATAGAAGATGGTAGGTTTGATCTGATCGTAGCTGACGAAGCATCTGCTTATAAGAACATGCAGACTAACCGTTGGAAAGCATTGAAGGCTGTTACTACACCTGATACATGGCTATGGTTGTTGACAGGTACACCGGCTGCTCAGTCACCAGTAGATGCGTATGGTCTAGCTAAGCTAGTTAATCCTGATGGTGTGCCTAAGTTCTTTGGTCAGTTCCGTGACAAGGTAATGGAGAAGGTTGGTCAGTTCAGATGGGTTCCACGTCCTAACGCTGAGGTGATTGTCCATAATGCGCTGCAACCTGCTATTAGATTCGAGAAGTCACAGTGCCTAGACTTACCAGACGTTACGTATCTTGAACGTGAAGCACCACTTACCCCGCAGCAGAAGATGTACTACAAGACCCTAAAAGACTTGATGGTTATGGACGCGGCAGGTGAAGAGGTTACAGCTATTAACGCAGCAGTAAAGATCAATAAGCTGTTACAAATTTCAGGTGGTGCAGTTTACTCAGATACAAAAGAAGTTATTGAGTTTGATGTTAGTAATAGACTAAATGCTGTGCAAGAAGTTATCGAAGAGTCAAGTCATAAGGTGTTAGTGTTCGTGCCTTTTTCTCATACAATTCAATTACTTAAAGAACATTTAGCTAAGGCAAGTATCAAGGCTGAGATCATTAGTGGTCAAGTTCCTGTGAACCAACGTAACGATATTATTAAACGCTTCCAAGAACAGCAAGACCCTAAAGTGTTAATCATTCAACCACAAGCTGCATCACATGGCTTGACACTAACCGCAGCTGATACAATAATATGGTACGCACCTGTCACCTCAGTGGAAACATACCTGCAAGCTAATGCTCGTATCAATAGACCGGGGCAAAAGAATGCAATGACTATCGTACATATTAAGGGTAGTGAAGTAGAGACAAGAATGTATAGTATGTTACGTAACAACATTAAGAATCACAATCGAATCATCGAACTCTATAAACAAGAATTATCGGAAAAGTAGATTGCATTGTAAGAAAATGGTGTAGAATAAAATTTAGTATCAATATGCATGAGGATTGGATTTGATTAAGGCAACTGGCGGGAACCACTAGCCCCAGTCCTCAGTCGTGTTGGTACTAAGAAGCCTGAGAATTAGGAAGTTGTATTTGTTTACAGCAAAAAAGCGATGGGAATCCTTTTCCCTAGTTCTCAGACTTGTTAGACTAGCCCAGCCGGAGGTGGCGCATATAACACCGGCAGTGGGAGCTAAGCCCTTCCTTTCCGTATTTAGTAGTACTAGGCTTAGTGATCCCACACCTATAATTAAAAGGAGCTGATATGGAAGATGAAGATATACCCGCCGAGAAATTGGCAAAGATTTATATTAAGATTCGTGATGCCAAATCAGAACTAGTGAAGAAGCATGACGCAGAAGTAGCCGAGTTAGATGCGCAGATGGATATGCTATCTAAGAAGATGCTAGAAATTTGCAAAGAAAACGGAGCTGATTCAATAAAAACAAGTGCAGGTACTATCATGCGTAGTGTGTCCACAAGATACATGACGAACGACTGGGATAGCTTGTACTCGTTTATCAAAGAACATGATGCTATTGGTTTATTAGCTAAGTTTATACACCAAGGCAACATGAAGCAGTTCTTAGAAGATAACCCTGATGTTTTTCCACCCGGCATGTTAGTTGACAGCCAATACAAAATCGTTGTGAGGAGAAGTAAATAATGAGCGAAGTCTCTATTTTTAAAAACCGTGCTGTAACCGTAGGCGGTAAGAAAGCCCCTAGTGCCTTAACTCAATCGTTGATGAAGGCGAGTTCTGGTAGCCGTATCCCACGTATTTCCCCACGTAATGGTATGTTCAAGCGTATCGTTAATGGTGAAGATGTAGGTAAGCTAAAGAGTCCACTGCGTGTAGTTATTGTAGGTGTAGCACCTGCGACAGCACAGCGTACTTTCTATGCTAAGACATGGGATCCAAACGCAGAAGCAGCACCACCAGATTGCTGGACTAACGATGGTCAAAAGCCTGACGCTAGCATCAAAGCACCACAAGGTAAGAACTGCGAAACCTGCCCACAGAACGTAAAAGGTTCAGGTCAAGGTGATACTAAGGCTTGCCGTTTCAAACGTCGTATTGCTGTGATCTTGCCAGAAGAAGTTGAAGGCAATAACAGTGGTCAGATATATCAGTTTGAAGCTGCATCTAAGTCTATCTTTGGTAAGGGCAACAACCACGTCCACCCATTGAATGCTTATATCGACTACATCATTGCTAACGGTGAGGACATCGATGGTGTTGTTACTGAAATCTCTTTCAACGAGAACAATGACAACCAAAGCGTTCTGTTCCGTGCAGTTGACTTTGTATCTAGCTATCCTGAGTTAGCTGAAGTTGTGGCTAAGGCAGTTGAATCCTCAGAAGCACACAAAGCAGTTATGTTGACTGCCGGTGCTATCGACAAGGGTGAGACTGAAGTTCCTAAAGCTATCGCACCACCAGAGGTAGCCGATGAACCAGAAGAGCCAATAGCTGCACCTACTAAGCGAGTAAGTAAGAAAGCTGAAGTAAGTGAAGCACCAAAAGCTAACCTCGCAGATGTGGTTAGTGCATGGAGTGACGACTAAGTAACTGTCCCGCACGTAGCGGCTTGGGGGGCTTGCCCCCCTTTTTTACCCCTATAAAAACATGGCTAACTTTGACCTATTAGATACAGTACTTGCTACCGAAGGGTGGTACGCTGTTGTGGGGATTAAGGAAAAGTCAGTACTACAAGAATTAGTTCAAACTCGTGAAGAAGTAGACGCATTAGTAGCTAAGTTTCTAGCAGCAGAACGTAACGTATATTTTGGATGTGCCAAGTACGAGACGGGCGAGAACCGGAAGAAAGACAATGCTAAGTACTTCAAAGCGTTCTGGATGGACATTGACTGTGGTGCGGATAAGGCAGTACCAGACCCCACGACTGGAAAGATTGACGGCTATATAGACCAAGCTACAGGCTTAGCCGAGCTACAAAGATTTTGCAAGACCTTAGGATTACCAAGACCAACATTAGTTAACTCAGGACGTGGTATACACGCATACTGGGTGTTGGATGAAGTTATATCAAGAGAAGAATGGGAGCCTGTATCTAACCGATTACATGCACTGTGCGACATACACGACTTGTTGGCAGACCCATCGTGCTTTGAGGCTGCGCGTATCCTGCGTATACCTGACACGTTAAACTTTAAAGATTCACCCCCCTCTAATGTAGAGGCACTTTCTTTGGGTAAGACCACAAGTCTTGCTCAGATGCGCGAGATACTAGGTGTGGTGGATGAGCCTAAAAAGCTTTTCACCCCTCGCCCATTACGTCAACGTAGTGCTTTGACCATGTCCCTTATGGGTAACCGTGTGTCGAAGTTTAAGACAATCATGATTAAGTCAGCACAAGGTCAGGGTTGTCAGCAGTTAGTGCATTGCTATCAGAACCAAGATTCCATTAGCTACAACCTATGGCGCTCGGCTTTGTCTATTGCAGCTTTCTGCGAAGAAGGAGTTAACGCTGCTCACAAGATGTCTGAGAACTATCCGGGGTATGACCCTGAGGAAGTGGAGACTAAAGTCCATGACCTACAGCGTAACGGTGGTCCTCATTTCTGTGAGACGTTTGAGAAGGAAAACCCTAGTGGTTGCGAAGGCTGTATACACAAGGGCAAGATCAAGACCCCTATATTATTGGGTAAAGAGATTGCACGTGATGAGCCAACAGAAGAGGGGTATGTAGTTGAGGTGGAAGCGGAGGAAGAGGAAGAAGTTGAAGAGTATGTAATCCCTACGTATCCGTTCCCATTCTACAGAGGTAAGGCAGGTGGTATATACAAGCAAGCTAAGGATGACGATGCTGAAGATGATCTAGTCTATGAGCATGACTTGTATGTAGTTAAGCGTATGAGAGACCCAGAGTTGGGTGAGGTTGCTTTGATGCGCCTACACCTGCCACGTGACGGTGTTGCTGAGTTTACTGCGCCACTTGACCACATCATTGCTAAGGATGACCTACGTAAAATCTTAGCTAAACGGGGTGTAGCAGGATACCCGAAACAAATGGAACTACTAGCACAGTTTGTACTGGCTAGCATAAAAGAACTACAGCTTGAAAGAAAGGCGGAGCTTATGAGAACACAGTTTGGCTGGGCAGATAATGACAGCAAGTTTATTATTGGAGATCGTGAGATAACAGCAGAGGGTATATTCTACAGCCCACCATCATCGCAAACTGCGGCTATAGCACACCACATGACGCAAGCCGGTACATTAGAGGGGTGGAAAGAATGCTTTAACATGTATAATCGACCCGGACTAGAACCAAACGCGTTTGCTGCGCTGACAGGATTCGGCTCTCCGTTGTTGAAGTTTACAGGGTTGAGTGGCGCTATTGTTAATGTGATCTTCAAGAAGTCAGGCTCAGGTAAATCTACTACCTTAGCAATGTGTAACAGCATTTATGGACACCCTAGTAGGTTGATGTCTATGCCTAGGGATACAATGAATGCACGTATGCAGAAGCTAGGCGTGATGAATAACCTGCCTTTCACGATGGACGAAGTCACTAACATGAAGTCAGACGAGTTCTCGGATTTAGCCTACGCTATGTCCCAAGGGAGAGGTAAGGATCGTCAGAAATCGTCCGCCAACGAGCTGCGCCTTAACCTCACTTCTTGGCAAAACTTATCCCTTTCCAGCGCTAATGCCAGCTTCTATGAGAAGTTAGGTTCCTTAAAGGCTACACCTGATGGTGAGCGTATGCGCTTTATCGAGTATGAGATTGGCTACAGCGATGCTATATCTACCGAAGAAGGCAAGCGTGTATTTGACCATGAGCTGTTACAGAACTACGGACATGCCGGTGATGTATACACACAATGGTTAGTAGCTAACAGAGAAGAAGCTATCCGTAGCCTCCTTGAAGTACAAGCTAAGATAGATAAAGAGTTACGTCTTACCCAGCGTGAGCGTTTCTGGTCAGCAGTTGTAGCATGTAATATCACAGGTGGCTTGATTGCTAAGTCATTAGGTTTAATTGACTACGACATGAAAGCAATTTACAAGTGGGCTACTACGATGGTACGTGACGTTCGTGAAGATACTGTTGCTCCAGTTGATGACGCTTCTAATATCATTGGTGACTACATGAACCGCCACTTGCGTAACATCCTAATCGTTAACGGCGAGACAGATGCACGTACTAAGTTATCAGCTGCACCAATACAAGAACCCTATGGTGAGTTAGTTATACGGTATGAGCCAGATACTAAGAAGATGTTTATTGTATCTAAGCACTTTAGAGATGACTGCGTAGAACGTCAGGTTAACTACAAGGACACACTAAAGCAGCTAACAGCTCGTGGTGTATACCAAGGAAGCACTACACGTCGCATGACTACAGGCACTAAGATTAAAGGACCACCTGTTCATGTCATGCAGTTTAATTGTGATACACCTGACTTCATTAGCGTGGATGATTACCTAGATGCGAATTCAGGGGATACCGTATCAAATTAATTGGAAAGCATTCAAGCCGGGGACTTCGTTCTTTATCCCTTGCTTGGATACCAAAGCTGCTGAGGAAGAAATAACCTTTGTCGTGAACCGTCTACAGATGGACGTGGTTATCAAAGTTGTAATCGAGGATGGTGTGCAAGGTGTGCGCGTCTGGCGAGTTTAGGTTATACTATTTTTCAACGGCTTTTAGTTAGCTCCTTTTAGTCGTTTATTCTCCTTCACAGAGAACTTTGCCCCCGGTACGTCCGGGGGTTTTTTATTGGGACTCTTCGTCCAACAATTTTTCAGTACGATCTTGTAGGTCAAGCAAGTCTGCAAACTTCAACTCTGGTGTGATACCTCTAACGTTACCCTGAAGTAGTTTCAAGCGGCGTTCAAAAGCTCTTTCTATATCTGCAAACTCTATGGTTAGCTCAGGGTTAGGGTACATAGAATTAAACCGTACAGCTTTATCAATCATAGCTTGGAAGCGTTCATCTTTATCTAACTCAGCAGAACGTTCAATCTGTTTAATAATATCCGCACGTTGAGTTGTAATTTTTTGCTTCGCGTTGTTGTATGCAAATATATCTTTTTGGCGCTCGGCAAGACCTTTAGTCTTATACCCCAGTGCTTGCATTGCTAACTGCGCCTTAGTAAACTCAGCAGCTTCTTTAATAATTTGCAAGCTACCAGTACGTGCGCCCTCTTGTGTATACCTAACGTCAGTCAATAGACCACGGAACATAGCAGGTGTCCACTTCTCAAATGCTTTAACCCAATCACCATTCTGGGCATCTTTAACACCCTTAGCCCACGTATCTACCAACCCTACTGAAGCACCGCCCCAATCAACCAGAGTATCAGCTACAAAGTTACCCCAATCTGAAGGTGGAGATTCATCGGTAAACCAGAAGTCCATAGATAAGCTAGAAGATATATCGTAGCCAGTTAAGTTATCTATAGTACCCGTCAACATCAGTTCACTTAGTGGAACCCCGCCAATCGTAGGTTCGCCAAACATTTCAGGCAGCCACACGTTCTCAAAGTACTTCTTAAAATTAGTCTGCCACAACTCCAACTCATCATCGTCATCACCAGCCATACGAATCAGATTAATCATGCCTTGTATAATACCCATGACTACGCTATACATAAACGTTCCACGGATACCAGTAAGTAACGCAGTCATACCTAACGTACCAGTAAACGCCTTTAATGCACCCATGCGTTGTTCTTTAGGTAGGCTGCTGAAAATCTCCATGAAGTTACGACATAAAAACTCTACGTTAAATACTTGGAACTTACGATACTGAGCCGCTACTCTAACGGGTGTACTACGCATTAATTCAGGAGTATTAGCATCACTGTAGTCAAACAAACTTTCTTTGGTGATTTCAAGGGCTAAGTCAATAGACTTATTTACACGTTTGTTGTGATCTGGTTCGCTTTTAAACTTATCCATTGCGAGACTAAACGCAGACATAAACGTAATCTCACGGGACATACGCTCGCCAAAATGGAACGGCGCAGTCATAAGAGTTTCTACAGTGCTTATTACTGGTGAATAATTCTCGCTAGCTGTTTTCTTTCTATTAGCTAAGTCCATAGTTCTAGTAGCATCTTGGACACCACTCTCACGTAAAGCCCTAAACGCTCTAACTAAGTCTGGGTTGTTACGTACTATTGATGACGAACCAATAGATGGAGCTGTGTAGATAACGTTACCCTTAGCATCTTTACTAGTAACCCCCACCTGCTTATACGCATCTCTTGCCATCCGCATCATTTCAGCCGTGGTCTTACCGTAGCCAAAGTGTTTCCACATGACAGGCATTGCGTGGGTAATAACGCTGAACTGTTGGGCTACAGCCGATTTAATACTTGTCATCTGCCATATAAAGGCACTCTTAGTCGCTGTGCGGGCTATCTTTTCTGCTACGGTATCCATCTCTGGAGGGTTAAGTTCTTCCTCAGCACGTGCGGCTATACGGTTTATGAACATCTCCATCCGTGCTTTATTTGGGTTCTTCTCAATAGAAGCTCTAGCACCACTAATACCATTACGAATCTTAGGCGCATACTTAATATTAGCTAGTTGGTTTGCAAACCGGTTACCCATCACGATAAAGTTACGCATAGCATCTCTGCTGTAACCAGCTGTATTTTGACGTGGCATGAACTGCTTACGGAATGTACCTTCAGGCATAGCTACCAAGTGCATGGTAAATATGTCTTTCTTTATTTCTTCTTTAGTAGCGGTATCCGTTGCAGTAATACCATCAACCATAGTGAATAGCTTCTTTAAAATCTCACTAGACTGCATAGCTTCTCTTTGTAGAGACTGCATATCTTGACCAAGCTTGATGTCACCATCTTTAATCATTTGGTCTTTTGTACGGCGATCACCTTTCATGTTCTGTTCTTTGACATACTCATCCATTAAGAAGTCACGCTCTTGCCCCGCCTCACGCATAATAAACTGCTTGTTCTCACCCTTACCTAACGTAGCCCAGTATTTACCATAACGCATAATAGGGAAGTAAGGAGATAACTTAGCACCAGTCTCGTAAAGTTTACGTACTTCATCCATCAACATCTGCTTAGCAGGCCCAGTTATATTTGCATTTGCAATACGCTGGTTTAATAACCCACGATACAGGTTATAGTGATCGGTATAGAAGTCACGTGCGTCTATGTATACTTGTTTAGCTTTGTCAGACAAGCTATTCCACACAGCATTTAGTTTAGCGTCAGACTTATTAACTGCTGGGTCAACCTGCGCCATAGTGGATACGTGCATTAGATCAGATACGCGTTGTGATTCTTTACCCTTAAGCTTAACCCAACCACGGACTATATCTTCTACTTTATGGATAGTACGCATACGGAAGGCGTTCTTTTCTTCGATGCCTTTTTGTATATCGTTAATTGAGTCTTCACCTACACCAATTTCTTTTGCTATACGGTATAAGCGGTTAGTTGTAGAAGCACGAAGCATTACATCCAGTTTTTCTGGGTTCATGTACTTCCACTTAAGCTTAATGTAATCACTCCACAGGCTAGGATCACGTGCTACTTTGGATAAAGAACCAAGAGCGTTAAGTCTTTCTTCTGCTGTTTTACCGGCTTTTAATTTATCTATAGCTGTATCAACATCGGTTTTCTTTGACTTAGCTTTTTGTCTTAGGGCTGTATCAGCCATACTTAATAGCTGTTTACCACTAGGTTCTTTTGCCCCCATTATTTCGTGAGAGATAAGCACTAAATCTTTTAGACCAGACTGCACCTTAGGGTCAATACCAAACAGCTTTAATAGGATGTCAACGAACGTATCAAACCCAGAAGTCTTAGTTGTTGTGCCGGGAACTTTAGTAAGGAGAAACTCCTTCATTGTTGGGTCAGTCAGACCGTAAGCATAGAACTCTTGGATGTCTGTGAACGCACCAGCTTTGTTTAAGTGATTAAGTTTAAAGTTACGCTCACCACGTGGCAGTGCATCAAATGCAGCCTTAGCTTTTTCCATCAACATCTGTAACTCAGCAACTGCCGATGCTAGCTTAGGCTCTACTGGCTGCCCTTGTTCTATGGCTAACTGCGCAAATGCAATCTTCTTAGACCCTGTAGCGTGCATAGCCTCATGCAAAACAATCTCAGAGTTTATACCTTGTTCATTCTCCCCATAGCTTTCACCACGGACATAGACCATATTGTCTTTGGAGGTAGGCACAAAATACCCAACTGCGTCACTATCTAACTCAGACTTAATATCTGATGGGATGTCTTTATCATCTGACTCTACAACACGGAACCCAACAGTATTAACGGTACCTAAGTTATCAGGCTGCAACAACCTAGCCGCTAGCATTTGTTCTATCGGGTTAGCAGAACTGAGTACATGTAGCAAAGCATCTTTAAGGGTTTTAAATTTCTTAAATATTGGATCAGGTTGCATGTCTAGCTGTTGTTCAGCTTCATACGGTGTTTGCTCTGTTACTTCTGCTTTTACTGTACTGCGTGCAGCTTGTGGTTTTAACGCCGCAGCTTTTCTAGATTCGTAAACATTCTTTGCACGTGCTAGCTCCGCAGGTTTGAGTCCACGTATGTAGTCCTTAGCTAATACATAGCCAGTCTGTGGATTCTTAGATTGTGCTAGGCGGTATAACTCAGCACGCATTTGTTCAAGCTTATTTACACGTTGCTCTTCTTTTGCATCAAGTTCTTCTTGTGTCGCAAACGTACCAAACTCTTGGCGCTGAGCAAATTTATTAGCTACATTTATTAGAGTCTTAACATCACGGGTAAACTGATTGATCTCGTTTACTTGTTGACGACGTTCTTCTGTTGTCTTAGCAGTTTCAGACTTCTTACGACCGCCACCCGGCGCACGCTTCTTTACTTCCCTATCTACCGCTGCCTCTGACTTAGCAACTGATGTAACTTCAGGAGGCTCAACTTCAAGCTCTTCATTACGTGTAGACTCTAACTCGAGTGGAGCTGGTTCTGTTTTACTAGACGGTGTTAACGCAGCTATAGTCGCATCAACATCTTGGTCTAATGCAGATTTTATATTTATTAAAGCAGCAGAACTTAACTTTGCACGGATTTCTTCAGGTATATTATTTACGGTTATAGTTCTTCCTGAGTCTTTAAGGAACTGTAAATCCCCCTGTAACTCTAAACGTTCGGCATCAGGTAACTCAAACCACCCACCCCTAGCTGTTTGTTCTACTTCTTTTTTATTTACTGCGGGTGCGGCTGGCTTGGGTGCTTCTTGTCTTTCTTCTTTTGCTTCGACGGCTTTAGGGGTTTCAGCGACACGTGGTGTTTCCTTTGCAGGTTGTGAAAATTCTGGTGCTCTACCATTCAGTTCTTCTAGACGAGCATAAGCAGCATCTTGGTATTCTTCAGGTGTTGGGTTTCTTGCTAATGTTTGACGTACCCAATCAGCCCCAAGTTGTACACCTAAGTCTGGGTACGCTTCACGATTAAACGCTTGAGATACTTGAGATTGAACACGTTGTTTATTAGCATCTAATGAATCTTGCTCTCGCTCATCTCTTGAATCAAACTGTCCAACCAATCTCCGACTTGCATCCAATCCTCTAGCGATAGGTCCGCTAGTTCCTCCGGCGGGTAACTGTTGTTCGCTAGGCAATCCATCGCCATACTGATCTGTGCTAGGCTGAGTGACAAAAGCTGGCGGCTCGGTAGTAACATTATCACCTCCTAAAATTTGTTGTTCCGCACGTTCGGCTTTCCCTTCTACAGTGCGTTGTTCATCTTCAGCTACATCTCTTTCTAATACTCTACCTACACGACCTACATTGCTATCCTTAAGCATTTGCTCCGCAAGCATCTGAGCATCATCCTCAGCAAACCCTTTAACCATAAAGTCTTGAGTCAGTGCTGTTAATTGTTCAGGGTCAATAGGTGTAGGTTCTGCGGCTTTTGGCGCTGTTGGCTGCGCTTGTGCTTGTGCCGCCGTCATTGCAGGTATTACTAATGTGGTTCCAGCTTCACCAGTCTTAGCTAGGGTCTTAATTAACCCACGTATATCTTTACCATGCGCACGAACTTCATCCTCTGACATGCCAGTATTTTGCATAACAAAGTTGAGGTAGTCCGCATCGCGTTTAGATGGGTTAGGCTGCGCAGCAATATAAGCAGCACGATCAATATCGCTTTCAAACTTTAGTTCAAACCCTTTGTCACCATAAGAATAACGAGGTTTCGCCCCAGCTAAATCTTTTGGTAGTGTTGCAGTCGGTGTTACAGGGGGTTCTGTTTCAATACCTTCGTTACGTGCACTCTGTAAAGCCGCCAAAGGATCGACAGGTGTAGGGGCTGGAGGCTCAGTTTCTATTGCTTCGTTACGTGTTTTCTCTAGCGCTAAGTTAGTAGGTGGAGCAGGAGTTTGTGTTATAGCCCCAAGTGTTGCATCTTGGTCTGCTCTGCCAGTATAACGTTCACTATCTGGTGTTAAAGGCCCTACCTCTACAGTACCTTCTTGTTCGTCTAAACCTTTAGTATTACTTAGTGTTTCTTTTATTCTATTTAGATCAGGTACTTCTTCTTTTTTACCCGCAAATTTACCAGTTAGAGCGCCAACACCCTTAGTGCCTGCAGTCATCATGCCGCTTTGCATCAGCGTCTGAACTGTGGTGTCTGCCATCTGCTCTAGGTAATCCCCGAGCGTAGCATCTTTGTTCAATCCAATAGCCGACTTATCAACGGCAAACTGCCCCGTAGTAGTAAAGTATTCGCCGGGTAGTTCTTTCTTGAGTGTGTTACCTAAGAAGTCTTTAAGCTGGCTAGTTGGTACACCTTGTGTAGCTCTGCGGATTTGATCTAACTCAAACTTCAAACCTAAGCGTTCACCAGCAACTTCAAAGCTAGCAAACAAGCCAGCACGTGATGCAGCATCAGCACCATCTAAACCCTTAGCCCTACCCTCTGCGTACTCTTGACCAAACGAGTTTACAAACATGCTGCTAAGTACTAATGCTGAACTACCAGTCATAGCACCGCCAACCATAGCAGGTAACTGCTGAGCAATAGAACTAATAGCCCCTTCAGCCATACGACCTAGATACTGTTTGTTCTGCCCCATTGATTGGATTTGATTGCGGGACTCAGCGGCTCTCTTAGCAAACCCTGCAGCGTATTCATCTGCACCTACTAAGTCAGAGATAGCTTGGTTAACACCAACTGCACCTTGAATATAACCTTCCAATGCAGCTTTAGCACCACGCATACCTAGCGAAGCGTTCTCATATTTTTTCTGAGTTTCAAAATCAAACTGGCTAGGTTCTGCTACACCTTGCTGTGACATGAACTTAGACTCACCACCCGGGGCTACACCTGCTTCTGCTGCTTGTTCTGCAGCTACTGCGGCAAACTCAGGCTTCTCACCTTTAGCAATTAACTCGCGCTCACGGGCTTCTTTACGAGGGTCAAACTTTTCTAATGCTTGGTTTTGTGGTTTTGCATAACGCTCAGCACGTTCACGGGCTATATCACCTATGACACCGGGTTGTCTTTCAAGTACTGCACGACGTGCGGGGGATGCAGCGTCATAGCTCTGTTGAATACTACGACGTACCTCTGGTTTAACTGGGAGAGTTGAAGTCTTATCTGGAGTGCCTTTGAACCCAGTCATCACACTACGTTCAGGTCCAGCTACCTCCATGATAGATGAACCAAGATCACCACCCATAGCATCAGAGGTGGCGAAGTCTTCAGTAGGCTTAGCTTCTTTTTTAGCAGCTGCCTTAGATTCTGCTTTAGCTTCTTGCTTTGCCGCAGCTGGTTTTACAGACGGTAGAATATCAGTTTCGATAGCCTTAATAATATCTTCTTGTGACATATCGTCAGGAAAATTAACCTGACCTACACCCTCTACGTTTACACGTGGCATATCAGCTACCTTATATTAATTACGTGGTCGTGTATAGTTAAATGACCCATCTGCATTTGGTGTTAAAGGCCCTGCTGCTGGTGGTGCTACTGGAGCTGGGTTTACCGCTGCGCCTCTAGCGGGAGGTAGTGGATTCTTAGCCTCGATCTCTCTTCTGATTCTATCTGAAACTACTTTCCCTGCTGCCACTGGATCACGATTTTCTTTTTTAGCTAAGGCTTCAGCAGCTTGAATTTCTTTACGCCCCGGACCCATCATTGTTGCGCTAAGAACTTCTTTATTTACTTTTTCATTTCTTTCTGCAACAGCTTTTATACGTGCCGAATCCGCATTTGCTGGGTCTACTACTGCTCCAGTTTCAGCACGTAGGGTAGCAGGAGCTGCATATACACCAGCAGCAGTTACTGTGGGTTGCATTGCATTAGCTTCTATTAATGCTTGGCGCATAGTAGAGGGGTTCTCAGGTTCACCTCTAAATACTTTCTCTGCATATAATATTTCAGCTTGCTGAATAACCTTGTCCTTGTTTGCGCCTTTAGCCACTATAAGTTCATTTTTAAGCGCTTGTATCTCAAGTTTATTTGCTGCATCCATTTGTTTGATAGATATCTCTGCACGGTGCTTTAACAACTCTTTATTAATATTGAAGTACTGTTCACCAGCTCTAGTCTTTAAGGATTCAGCTTCTTTTTCGTTACCTAATCTACGCTCGTACTCACTACGATTAACGGCACGACTAGCATCTTCCAAATCTTCCAACAATTTCTTACGTAGTTTTTTATCTTCTACATTAGCTTCAATTAGATTACCACCAGCATTAATAAACCCGTTCAAAGCTGGACCCGGAGTTCTACCCCAGTCAATTAAAAACTTAGTTAAGCGATCTTGTGCAGCTTCACGTGTTTCACCTTCAATTTTTGCTTTTCTTTCGGCTATAGCTTGCTGTTCCGCAATAGCTGGATTAATAAACCCTGCTGCTTTTCTTTCCGCATCTCTGCTAGCTATAATCTCGTTTACATTTTGTTCCGATTTAAGTTTTTCTGCATTGGCTTGAGCCTGCAGTGTTTGTTCATATGCTGCGTATGGATCTGCTGGTTTTACAGCTTGTGTGGCTATACCTTTTCTAGCCTCGTCAGCAACACTACCTTTTAAATCTGGGTATGGTGCATCTGTTACAGGCGGCTCTGCTGGGAATCTTGTATCCTCAGGGGTAACAGTCATCTCAGGTTTAATTACCGGAGTCGTTGGAGATTCTTTTGCTAACGCACCTAAGATACCCTTTTTAGTGTCCTTTAAATCTTTAACTTCTTTATCTTTCTCTTTGTCTTTTTCTGGGTCATCGACTTCTTTACCTTCCTTGAAGGCAACAGCACCACCAGCAGCCATACCCTTGATCCCGCTACGTAAGGCATTACGGCGAGCTAGTTCTGCATCAACATCTTCTCCTGTAGCAGGGTCTGTGCTTTGGTCTTTATCTTTTTGTTCTAACTGCCCATCAGATAATTTACGCAGCATACTTGGTAGCTTAGCAGGTGGAACACCCGTAGCAATACCACCACCAGCCATTTCTTTAACTGCACCCCCGTTAGCACCGAATGCAGACTTAGCTGTTTTATATAGTTCTAAGCCAGCACCAATACTACCCATTGCTTGTGATGCAGCTGATGGTTGCGCTTGGTACATCTGGGTAGTAGAAGCTTGCATAGGCAAACCACGTAACATGTTCGATAGAACACCCAACTGCATGAGCGGGTATTGCTGTGACGTAGCGTAATCTTGAACAATCTGGTTGAGGCGGTTTTGTTCAAAGTCTTGTTGTGTTTTACCAACAGCTAACTGTTGACCCATTAAACCTAGTTCTTGACCGTACTGCTGCTGTCCTAATGCACCCAAAGTCTGAGCGCCTTGTAGCCCTTGACCTAAACCCTGTAAGTTTAAGTTAGCACCGAACTGCTGAGCTTGTTGAGCGTTTTGATATGCGTTTTGCATACCTTTACCGTATATGTCGCTTTGTTGCATTGCAAGATTACGTTGACGCTCTGCTTCTACAAGTGCAGAACCTGAACCACCAAACGCACCTTGCTGTATAGCTTTAGCTTGGTTCATCTGACCTTGCATAGCTGATTGACGTGCAGCTTCACGTAGCTCAGGGGCTACTGCGCCTTCCATATAAGGAGACATGTAGGCTTGCATTGCATAAGGATTTGTAGCTTGTTGTGCGTACTGATTACCAGCTTGCATTGAACCTAAGCCAGCCATCCCTGCCATTTGGGAGCCGTATTGGGTTTGTCCGGGCAATTGGTAGTTTTGGATTCCCCGCATTGCCTGCGATTGTAGGGGGGTAAAGCCTGCAACGGTCTCACCGGAACCACCACGCGCTTGATCGTATTGTGCATAAGATTGATATGGTTTAAACCCACGGACATTACCTTTAGCATCAAGGTCATATATTTGTTTCTCGGTCGCCTCTGTCATCTTTGTTACATACGGCTCCAAGTACTCAGGGATATTGGATGTGTATGTAGTGCCTGTAGAGGTAGTGCCACCACCACCGCCACCGAGGTTAAACGTAAACCACTCAGGGTTAAATAGCCATTTTAGGATGTTCATATACTAATCCTCATTACTTGGTGGGTGTTTTCCATACCCATTTTTTTATACATATCAACCAGCGTACCTTTAGCCCAACATTGTGCTTTAGTGGCACCATAGCTACGCATCCAATTCATTGCTTCTGCAAATACATGATCTCTTACTATCCCTTTACCACCCATTAAATTTACATGGGCAATACGCTCACGGGGGTAGTCCATAAACTCTACAGTTACTGCACCCGTTATACCCTGCTCTGGTTCGTCCCAGACTAATAAAAATACTTTACCTGTACGTACTGCGTATTCAACCTGCTCAATAGTAGTAGCTTCAGGCTCTAGATCAATCGCCTTTTGTAGTAAAGGTGCGGCTATAGGCCATACTTGTGGTAATTGGTTAGGTGTTATATGGTATAAGGGCATCTTTATTTAGGTAAGTGTTTAGTTGCTTTCGAGTTAACTGCGACTTTGCCTTTGCCAATACTTTTCTTACGATCAGCTTGGACACGTTCCATCATTTGGTAGAGCTTTCTTGCACCGGCCTCTGTAGATCCATTTCCCAACTCTGATACGATACGTGCAGGCACCACGAACTCACCATCAGCAAGACGAGCGGGCTGACGATTACCAATAGTAGCAGGGATAGAATCACTAACGCCATCACCGGGACCTTTCAATAAACGACCACCATCGGAATAACCACCTAAGCCATACATGATACCGCCGTTTGCGGCGTAGGTTGGATATTTATCAAAATATTCTTCAATCCAAGGCGGTAATTCAGCACGACCCATACCACCAATACCAGCTATACCAAAAGTTTCAAGTCGTTTAATCATTTCTGGACTAACAGTATTTGAAGAACCGCCTTTTGAAGAACCGCCTTTTGCATAGCCTACAGCACCGCCATTAGCAGCTGCATGGAATACATTTGAGTCAGTAACGTTGGACTTAGGTAAGTCAACAGGTTTAATACCAACACGCTTACCAATCTTTTTTAACGAAGTTAGCGAAGCATTCAGGGGGTCTTTGAGGCGTGTATCTACATCCGCATCTGTATTAATACTCTTAGCACTTTCTCTTTTAGCGTATGCATCTAGATACTCTTCGTCAGCCCTTTGTTGTTCTGCGGAACGAATACCCATCATCTGTGCATATCTCTTTGACGCATCCGAACTTACCGTTGTACCGCCTTTAGCATATCTCTGTTCGCCACTATAAGGATCAACAGGAGTGTCAATACCAGCGTTAATTACGTTGTTTTGTATTGGGCGCTGTGCCATAGGGTTGCTATACATAGCAGTCTGTAACTGAGACTGTGGGTACATCTGGTTTGAACTCAGTGCATTTTGTGCAGACATCTGTTCAACTGCACCACCTATACCATAAGTTATACCGCCTTCAGCGTAAGGAGTTGGTTGGTAAATTGGGTTGTACTCAATAGTGCTAGGTTCACTAGCTTGAAACTGCGACATATTACTACGTGCGTATTGTTTCTTTGGTGGGCCGCCAGAGCTTGGTTTAGGGGCAAGTAACGTACCTACTGCCTGCATACCAAGCGTAGTTGCTAATGGGTTGTCTTTAGCAAACTTCATCGCAGACTCAAACCCTTTTTGTAACCCGGTTGATGCAGCTTCTGACCCCGCATGTGCAATATCTACGCCGGGCATTTCAGCATAGTCCACCCCTTTTAATAAATTTGCGTTAGGGTCGATTGGGTTGCCGGGGGTGCCGAGAGTCGGTGTGGCAGGGGGAGGGGTACCGGGTGATATGCCCATAGGAGGAGCGCTGGAAGGTGCCGTATATGCACTAGTAGCCTCTGGTACTGCAGGGGGGAGGGCGGAGGGAGTGCCGGTGGATATACCCATAGGAGGAGCACTGGAAGGTGCCGCATACGAACTAGTTAACTGCCCTGCGCTGTTCGTAATCCCCGGGTTAACTGCTTGCTTAGCGACTTCTACACCTGCGCTTTTAGCAGCTTCTACACCAGCTTGTTGCGCCCCAGCTTGAATAATTCCTTGTTTACTTGCCTCTAATGCAGCTGTAGTACCGAGATTAGCAACAGTAGGAGCAGCGGCAGCAGTAGCAGCAGTGGTAGCAGCAGTGGTAGCAGCAGGGGCAGCCATAAGCAAGGGGGCGGCAGCACTAGTAACAACAGGAGCGGCGGCGGCAGTAGTAGCGGCAAGGGCAGGGGCGGCAGCGGCGGCGGCGGCGGCTTTAGCACCGGCAGCACCAATAATAGCAATTAACGGCATCAGATCACCTCGTCAAGGACTTTGGGGGACTGCATCTCGGTACCCCGTAAATTATGTAAACAACATAGCACCACATCATCAGTCAAAGATACAAATACGTGCTTCTTCCCCGCCGGTACAGTCAGCAGGGCTGGGGCTACATGCCTAGAAACTTCGGCACCATCTTCCCAATATGAAACTTCACCACGTGCTACTAGAGTAATATGGTCATGCTCGTGTACATGCTGCACTGCTACAGAATGTTTGTTGTCGATAGTATAAGCTCGGACCCAAATATCATCTGCTTCGGCGAACTCAACATAGTCAGGATTTGTATTTATATGCATATTTGTCAATGATATCAGTTTATAGCGCGGAAACAAAGGTCATTGTGGCAACTACCGAGGCTGTTGCAGGAGTTACAACCGGGGTTGTAGTGGCAGGGAAAGTTGTTATACTAATCAGGTCGCTCTCTGTTGCCCACCATAACTCAACAAACTCATTAGCGCCTAAAGAAACAAAATAGTTCCAGCCATATATCTGATGCGCCTCATCTCCTGCCGAAGCGCTTTTACGTGCAGGTAGAGAAATAACACCCTTAGACCCCGGAATATCTATCCCTGCGCCGGGGCCATCTTGTCGTAACCATATACTTACATCATGGATTGCGTTGTCTGTATTTTTAAATTGCGCAGACCATTGTAGATTGTAAAGCCCTGCCTTTTCAACAGTAATCCTAGACCCACTTACTATAGATACACCACTGGCAAAATCGACAGTATCAAACGTCATAACCGTAGCGGTATCAGCTGTTGTAGTTTGTATGGTTAAATCTTGAAAAGCACCGTACGGAGCGTAAAATTTACTACCCCCTGTAGACAAACTTAACTGCGCTGCAAGGTTATCAATGGTATTAAAGTATTGACGTAGTATGTTGTTTAGTGAGTCTAAGTACGCACGGTCATATGCAACCGGCGCAAGTGGTAGCGCTGGGGTTTTAGTTTTAGTTAACTCAACTGAGTCTGTAACAACAATACTCGTGGTCATCGTCTACCATCCGGTTTAACATCCATACGAGGTGTGCCTAACTGCCACTGTGTACCAACGGTGTTTGATTCAACTCTTAATGCCATCTGTCTACCACGCACTCGAGTATAAATAATCTCAGTAAATTCTTGTACGTTATGTGTACGCACGTTGGAATAGTTTTGCGCTGTGGATACTGTAGGTGAAGTTGTAGGTCCATAAGGCGAGCCGGGATTTTGCTTAGGGCGCAACGTAAATTGAACCTGTGGGGTATCCGCTGTGTTACTTGTGTTAGACCCATCAAATGTAATGTCAGGCAGCATTCTCCATACGAACCCATAGTTATGCCCATCACCAATATCAAAGTCCGAAGACTGGACATAAGCATTAATAGCACTTGGCGGGTTTGTTAGACCATCGTCAACAGCAGCTTCATGGAACACGATCTGATCTGTCAATGTTGCAGCTTGTGGGAACTGACGTAGTGGGCTATCTAACCAAGCAGTGCGTGACATAGTGCCGTAGTACCATACACGATCAAGGTAGTTAAATATGACATACTTATCAATCACATCTGAGTTAGCTGAGCAATAGAAGAACCATACTTCACTATACCCCTCGTTAGTGCCAGCAAAGAACTGACTAAGCTGGTTACGGTTAATGTCATCAAACACGTAAGAACGAAGTGCGCAAGGTAATGTTTCTACACGACCAGAGTATGCATAGAATTTATCTGTACCCATCCAGTAAGTAACACCAGCCGCAGTAGCCGCAGCATTAGGAGAAGCAATAGAAATATTATCAGCTAGTAGGGTAAAGCCCCACACATTAGGTGGTCCAAGATACTGCATACCATACACAGCAGTGTCAGTCCAAACAAGAATTTCTTGACGAGTCTGTAATGCACTAACAATCTGGGAGCCATGTGAAAGTCTGTAAAAACCTGCTTGGCTTGTACCATCAGTTCTAAATGTCCAATCTGTATAACTCTCTGTGCCTGTCCAACGGATAAGCATTGGGTCCATAGTAGCCTGACCGTAGTCGTTACAGCCGAATGCAATAGTAATGCGGGATGAGTCAGAAACTAAGATTTGATTAATAACAACTGGAGCATCGGATGTACCTGCAATTGCCACACCTGAGGCTGACGCTGTAGCCGCTATGCTTAATATATAAGTACCCGTTCTTCCGGTACCTGTACCAAATGCAGCAATCGTTGCGCCTGCTGGAATACCAGCACCAGCTATCTCCATACCAACATGTATAGCACCTTCGTACACATCTGTAACAGTGATGGTTGTAAGTGTGTTGGTAGTTGTAGCTAAGCCAGAGAAGACACCTACTGCATGTGATGGGTTGTTTGTACTAAAGTCAGGGAATAACTCAGGACCCGGTGCCCAATGGTATAGAGTGCCACCTCGTGGGCAGAACAACAAGTCTTGACCAAAGTTACTCTGGCTCCACAAACGAAGCTTAGTATTAACTGATGTAGATATTGACTGACCCCAACCAGCATAACTTGAAGCATCTTGTACGTTGATGTTGTTTGCATGCGCTACAGCAATAGTGCCATTAGTTCCACGTACGCAGCCAGTGAAGGTAAGTGAAGTTATACCTGAGTAAGTTATAAGCTCTTGTTCAATTAATATTATTCCAGATGTAGGGAACCCAGTAGTAGACTGCACTGTTATAGTAGTAGCCGAATTATTTATGCCACCAATTACATTAATCTTAGTTGTCTCAACGTTTGTAGCCACACCACCCCATAGACCAGCGCCCCAGCCTGTTTGTGTAGAGCCTACGTCTGACGCAGTATTTAATTGATACGCTGCTTGTACTGTACCACCCCCAGTAGCGCTTGAGGTAGCCGCAGTATCCACTACGATTGAGTACGTATTTGAATCTATATAGGTTACTCGATGTTCACGATTAAACTCAGCGGCAGGTATACCAGCAAACCCCGTAGCGCCAGAGAAAGTAACAAAGTCACCTGTGATAGCACCGTGGTTAGCATCGGCTACAGTAACAACTACAGAACTATTGGTTGTAGTAAATGGGTTGGTAAGCGTAGCAAATTGGCGTATAGGGGTTACATCGTTAAACTCACCACCTAGTTCAATATAAAACTTTGATGATGTGCCGACACCTAGCATGTTGTAGCCAGCTAGGGTTACCCAATTCCATAACGAACGTGCAGTGCCTAAGTAAGTAGTATCAGATAAAAGTCTCCACCCACCTATCTTTTCAGGATAGCCAGAACGAAACCTTATCTTGTCACAGTCATACCAGCCACCCTCGTTAGAGAGCGTAGTGCCCTCACGGTTAACCCCGGGGCGAAACTGAAGTTTTTGTAGGGGCATCGTGCACCTTAGTATTCAAATATTACAACGCCAGCAGCGCCAGCAGAACCCCCAGTACCACCACCGCCGCCGCCATATGCTCTACCTACAGAACCAGAGGCACCGCCCCCACCCAAAAATGAGCTACCACCACTACCACCAGCAGTACCAGAGTTATAGTTACCTGAGCCTGCATTACCACCTATATTTAAATCCCCACCTGAACCCACGCCACCAGAAGCGTTTGAACTACCTTGGGTACCGCCTGCACCTCCAGTAGCTTGGATAGTCGTGATAGTTTGGGAGCCAGAAGCAACACTTGTAGTACCACCTGCAGCACCTGCTGTTGCACCACCTGCCCCAATAGTTACAGCTAAGGTAGCACCGGGAGTCAAACCTGTAAGTACTTTAATAGCTGTACCACCACCGCCACCACCTGAACCAGCAGTGCTCGTACTATTACCACCTGCGCCACCGCCACCAACTACAGTGACACGCATCTTAGTAATACCCGCTGGGATAGTAAAAGTAGAAGTTGTTGTAACTACAGACATCGAAGGTATTGGGCTAACACCAGAACCTGTTACTGATATGTTACCTAGTACGTATAAATTACCTGTAACTGTCTCATCGCCATTAACTGTTTCACCGGGTGTAATAATGCCGGTAGTCCCGCTTAAAGATATAGTCATAGTTGTTCCTTAGTATTTGATGCAGACCATTAAGGCGGCGTTAACTGGACGTGACTCTGTGCCAGAACCTGCAGCTTGTGTGCTAGTAGCAAAGGGTTGTTGCCCATTAGGCCAAGTAAAAGGTCCATCACACCAAGCGTTGTAACCATAACCACCACCGGTAAACGTATACACGGCATAGGCACCATGAGAGTGAGCAGGGTAAGCATCAATCTGATTAGACCCAATAGCACGACCTGAGTCTGGCACTGTACAAGTTATATTTGTAGCTGCAACTAACTGGCTAGCACTTACTGTATATACACCCACACCACCTGTAGTGCCACTAACTTGCGCAATAATTCTTGTACCTGCGGTTACACCTGTACCAGATAAAGTTTGACCTAACACAATACGTCCTGATACAACTGCGCTAACTGTAAGAACAGTACCTGCTGCGGGGGTTGGAGTAGCTGCGTTATTAATTGTGGCTGTAACTATGGCACCTGTTGGACTAGCACTTGACCAACTACGTAAGAACTGCCCACGGAAGTCTGGTAAGTTAAATGTTGTTGACCCGTTACCAGCGCCATATACAGTGCCTATAGCTGCGAATAACTCAGCGTAGTTTGTTCTAGATATCGCTGCGCCGTTGCATTGGAACCAACCTTGTGGCGCTGTTGCATTAGCAAAGTACATAACCATACCGGCAGGTAGTGTGCCAATAATTGATCCTGTTGATCCGTTGACGACTAATGACATGTTTATTCCTTAAGGCTTAAATTCAATCAAAGTTAGGTATGATACAGAACTTGAATACTGCACAGCTAAAGGAGCAGAAGCGCCATTTGTTCTTGCATATACTGTATAGGTGACAGCAGATGTTGTGTTTGGGGAATCTAAGTAAATACCAGATGCAGGTCCCGCTGCAGAAGTATTTGTATTAACAGTGCTAGGTGCGTAAAACCAATTTGAGGTTACTTGAGTCGCGTCTCTATATAAAGAAAATACGGCTGTTTGGTAATAAGTACCTTGGTTAACATATACATAACCAAAGTTAGCAAGCACTAGTATTTTACTTGTGGTGGACGAAGGTGTTATTGTTCCAGTTAAAGTAGTAGAAGTCCCTGCTATAGCTGTATTAGTTATAGTCACTGGGGTACTAGTCGTTGTCTGCAAAATCTGCCTAACCCCACTCACACCACCTGTAACCGCGCCTAGTACATTTACATTACCAGCAAACGTAACATTCTGTGCAGTGTCAATAGTCATAGCTGTAACACCACCAGCAGTTAGACCTGTCCTAATTTGTAATTCACCACTCTGGTCAGGGGTTGTTGTAAACCCAGCTGATGTACTACCTACTTTAATAATATTTGCCATGTCTTATCCTAGAATGACCCAGTTAGATGTGGTCGGTATAGTTACTACAACATCCGATGCTATCGCCGTACTTCCTACGTTTTGTTGGATGTTAACTAAGTAAGTGCCTGTATTACCACTACCTGTACCAAAAGCTGTAATAGTCGTGCCTACAGAAATGCCAGTTCCCGTAATAACTGCGCCAATATACAAATTGCCCGAAGTCACAGCGGTTACAGTTAACGTAGTCTCATTAGTCAAACCATTGTATGCAATTGAACCTGTACCACTAAATGAAGTGATAGTTACTGGGCCTGTAGTCATGGCGTTTTTGTTTGCACCAATCGTGTAGCTTGCAGTTATGTTCTGGTCGTTTTCATAGAATACTTGGTTAGCACCGCCACCTGTTGCGCCACCACCGATAGTGCTCCATGTAGAAGCATTGATGTCATAACCTTCGTAGCGTGACAATGTGGTGTTGTAGCGGATACCTGAACCAGAGCGTTGCGCTGTTGTACCTACTGGAGTACCTAAACTGCCTGTACCATCAAAAGAACCATTACCACCAAACGTAGCATCTCCACCGACTGACAACGTGCCTTGAACTGACAGACCGCCTGATACATTATTTAACGACTCAAATATACTTACGCCAGTGGAGAAGAACGTCATCGTCTTGCCAGCTGGGATGCGCAGTGAAGCGCTCATAGTTGTTGGAGATGATACTGTCTGGCTTATACTTACTATGTATACACCTGCAGCACCTGTCGTACCTGATACTTGACCAATGATTCTTGTACCTGCAGTTACACCTGTACCAGCTATATTCATACCATTCGACAGCAAAACTCCTGAAGATACAGAAGCTACCGTCATTGTTGTACCAGCTATGGTTGCACTAAACGTTTGTGCAGCTACTGTTGTATTTGGTGAACTTGCTGTGGCTATGTACGCATCGTAGTTACACGCATTGAATATTGTGTAGGTCTTAGTATATGGTGGGATATATAAAGTAAATGCAGAAGGAGCGCCAACAAGTCGAATATTAGCGAACCGGAATTCAGCACTAGCCCCATCAACAACCGCAAGGTAGTCAGTAGCAGTAGATATTGTTTTTGATGTAAAACCAACGATGGCTTGCTCTAACAGCGTACCTAAGTTAGTATTGGTAGTGTTGCCCCATACGCCCGCCTGTTCACCAGTGCCGATTAATGTAATACGTAGGTTGTTTGAAGTAGTTGCCATGATTAATCCTTAGCACTTGAGAACGGTCTTGTCCCAGCTTTGTCGATAATCAGCGCCATTTTACGGGGCTTTTCATCTTTTGTATTCGGTATACTAACATGCGTCCAGCTATCAAATTCACGTATAACTTGGTCGTAGGGTAACTTAGCGTTAATTATCGCTTTGACAACTTGGTCAGGAGTCATTCCTTTTACTCTGATGTCTGCTGCCACCCCACGGCAATGCTGGCTTGTTGGTTTTCCACCAACTTTTTTGTTGGTTTCTACGCTACGATAGGCAGAATTTATACGTATCGGCATGCCTATAGCAGCCCGAACTTCTTCGAGAAATAACGCCAAACGTCTGAGGTTCATTAATACCTCATTATCGGGGGTGTTGTCAATGCCATATCTAACTGCGGTCTCGCTTGCAGTCATTTCCTCTAGGGTAAAACTGGGAGATAAGTTCATTTTTTAAGCGCCATTAGTTCTGACTTATCCTTGCTGCCTTGGGATGAGCCAAAGTAATAAGAGAGAATCTGAGTCACAGCAGCAGACAGCACACCTAATATGTAGATCAAAATATCCTTAGCTTCAGGACGTACATCTACAAAGATCAGAATAGCAAACAAAACAAACGAGGCAAGCATCACAAATATAGCCAGTGCTGGGGTTATGACCTTGTTTATCAGAGGCACATTCTCGTTAGAAGCAATGTCAACCTCACGCTGCCTAGCACTGCTACGGTCTTTGACTTCTTGCTCAAACATAAACTCTTCGTGCTTCATTGCTGCTTCTTTTAGTGACGCAAGTTTTTCGTCTGATAGTTTGCCATCAGGTCCGGGGGTTAGGGTTATACCTAACTTTTCTTCAACGACTGCAGTGCCTTTGTCTAATACAGCGTCAACGACTTTCTGCATGCCTGCGCCTGCAAGTTGGGATAGGATTGGTACGAGTAGTGGCAGCATATTATTTCCCCGATGTAAATTGTTCTTCGCCTTTACGAACCGTAACTTTGTCGCCATCTATTTGGACGGACATAGGATCACGATCAGCCATACGATCAAGACGTTCAATCAACTGCTTCATTACTTCAAACTCAGGCTTCTCTTCTTTGGTGCTTGAACCTGCAATGCTATTTAACATTGAGATCAACGCAGTGAGAGACGCACCTAACAGACCCATGACCGCGGCCATCTTGCCTTCATCCAACTGCAAACTAGCAAGCACACCAATGATGACAATAATCACAATTGCTGGAAGACCGTATGTACCAATAGCTTTACCCGCAACTTCTTTTGCAGGAGACGCAGCAGTAATTCTAGCTAGTTCGGTTTGTGCTTCTAACTTGATTTTTTGTAATTCGTTTTCCATGTTTTACTCCTATGTATTAATTAATTTATCTGTGTTGTTTGGCGCAACGTCGTAGGGGGAGTTAGCATCTCCATAAATATCCCCAACTTCCCCGTTTACATCACGTAGCGCAAAGACACAGTACCAAAGCGAATCATCTTCTAACGCTATGAAGTTATGTTCGTATTCTTTCTTAATCACTATGAACGTAGGTGCAGTAAATTCTTTAGGCGCAAACCCTTCAATCTCTACTCTTACCTTACCTCGCGCTAGCAAAGATACATGGTCAAAGTCATGTTTATGCCCGTTAAAAATTTCCCCTGCTTTGGGTATGTAGTTCATCTTTACCCATATATTTCCAAAGTACCCAAGTATTGCGGTTTCAAAGCTCATGGCATGGTCTCCACCGGTGTTTTAGGAATACTGGTTAATGCGCTGCCTACTTGTGCTTTTGCTTTTTGTCTTAGAAGTTCTAAATTTACTATCTCTTCACCTTGTGGGTTACGCCAAGTTTGAGAACCGTCTTCGTTAATTTCCACCACAGAATAAGGTGCATTTTGCGTAAAGTTGTTTAATATAGATATAGCCGTGTCTGCCAAAATGTCTGTACACACTTCTAGTGTTTCCGCAGTGGTATATTCACCTGTTAGAGGGTTAAAAATTTTATATATAGTAGCCATAATTATTAAGAGACTGCTCCGTAAGTTGTACCTGAACCCGATCTAGTCGCAGTAAATCCGTTAAGCGCAATAGCTTTACCGCCTGCACCCCCCGCACCACTATACGTACTGCTTCCACCTGCCGCGCCCCAACCACCACCGCTACCATTAGGGTATGCATTGATAGGGGCCTGTGTTCCGGGATTTCCAGCAGAACCGCCGGGAGCACCGGGACCACCATTGTTATACACAAGTCCGCCCGAACAACCACCCCCTGCTCCCCCACCACCGCCACCAACTGCTTGGTAATCTGCATTAGAGGGACCCGCCGCTCCGCCTACGCCCGGCATGATGCGACCGCCGCCACCAGCAGCCAAAGTTTGACCATCAGTACCAGCAGCTCCCGGCCCACCACCTACGCCGGGGTTGTAACCCGCGCCGGAAACACCTCGTCCACCCGCACCGCCACCCGCGCCACCGCCACCTCCAGAAGCGTCACCATACGTTCCTCCGCCGCCACCGCCACCTATGTAGCTATTATTTATAATTGTGGTGTTAACACCAAGTGATATAGCAGGGCCACCTGCTCCGGGAACAAAAGAACCCCCATTAGCGTTTGCCCCTGCGCCCCCCATACCCATAATGAAGCCACTATTAACTACAGTTACGCCTCCGGGCCAAGAACCATCTACAGTCATACCAGCAGTTGCAGTTGCTGTGGAATAAACGTAAACCCCTGTCCCTACTGTAATAACTGCGGGGAGAGTGCCGTTCCATCCGTTAGCAAGTGCCCACGTACGAAGGTTTAAGTTTGTTTGGTTAGTAGAGATAGTTTGAGTAAACGCTGCTTGTGCAGTACCCCCTCTACCGTACACACCATACGCACGGGCAGCAGCTTCACCTGTTGTGGCTAGTAATGGCATTATGCAAACTTAACTTGAGATGCTAGAACAGTGTATGTGTTACTAGCGGTTTTTAAAATTGAGTATGTATAAACATCAATACCATTAGTGTTACCTGCACCGGGGGCTGTACCACCTTGCCATCTAGGAGTAACCGAAGTTCCATCAATAGTTAACGCAGTTGAATAAAAAGCAGTGCCGCCTTGTGTAGCCATAAATACTATAGTGATAGCTGAGTTATTCGCCATCAAAGAGTTCAAAGTAGTAGTACCATCGCCACGTATATTTAATGTCCAGTTACCCGAAGCATTAGTTGTGTAGTATAAAATAGATTGAGTAAGTACGTTATAGTTTACGGTACCTGTAGCAGCGGTTGCACTTACTGTTAAGTTTTCATAGATTGCTGGGAACCCAAAGAGACCAGTTGACCCACTAATTAATATAGCCATCTTATACTCCTTGATCTGGGCTTAAAGGCCAGACTATGTTTTGCATTATGATTTCAACTTCAGCTACGTCAACAGCAGAGTTAATTGCAGTGGCAGTGGTTGCTGCAGTAGTTCTAATAGACTCTCTCCATGTATTCCAATCAGCAGGTACCGTCGTGCTAGTCTCTATTGCTTTTACAACCATCCAGTCCGTAGGGAGTAGTATGGCGTATGCAGCGCTGTTAATTTGTGACACACTATCAACTTTAATACCGTCTAAATCTTTTGCTGTGTTTGTATAGTTAATGTCTACTTGGTTAGTCTGTGCGTTATATACAGGCTCATCTTGGGTAACCCAGTAGTATTGGGGGTTAGCTTGTTGCCCATACACCACATCAACCATACCTATAGCGGCTTTCTCTTCTGGTGTTGATAAGTTGCACCAATTAGAAGGGTAGAAGTTACCAGCCCACTCAAACGCTGACCCTGTTTGGACCAACATCATAATTATTCCATCTTGAACTATTGCAAACATTTTTACCTCGCTAAAGCATTTTGGAATGGGTTCTCAGCAAATGCCATGTATATAAATGTGTTACCTGCACCATCGTTTACGTTTATGTTTGTGGACTTAAGTCTAAACCCATTTGAAACAATATCAATTAGAGCTAAAGTCCCCTCCGCTGCCGCAGTTTCTACAAACAAATATTTATCTACTACATTAACTGGGCTTCTTGAAGTGTCAAACACAATCCAACCTCTTACAGCAGAAGACTCTTTAATCAATATGTACCTAGGGCGAAACCCTGTTATTACAAATGGCCCGTCCGCTAATCCGGTTGATATATATCTACCAAATTTTGAATACCCCGGTACAGAAGAAAAACAATATGCCACACCACTTGCACCATAATTTGCCGTAGTAAACCCAGAACCCAACGTAAACACAGAAGATGTTGGAGATGTGTTATTCCATGCGGTTATATTCGCCACAACTGCGGCGGATGAATTAAGTATTACGTATGAAGTATTTCCTAACGACGTATGGTACATAATCCACGCTTGCGTACCGCTAGTTACGCTTTTCACGATAATCATATCGGGGGCTACGTTTAACCCATGCCCTATTGTGTATATACCAACAGCTTGAAAAGGGAATGTAACCGTACTAAACCCCGCAGTTATATTTGCGTTTACTTGCGCAGACACACTACCAGCCGTATTGGTTACTGTAGAATTTCCGCCCTTCCAATTCCATGCAACGTATGTAGCAGCATTAGTATTTAGCGCCGCCAAAGTGCCCAGAGTAAACCCACTAGAATTAAACGCAGTTAGTCCAGTTGCTTCTGTTGTTTCTGCAATGTTAGAGTTAACTACTAACTGTTTGGTCGGCCCACGTACTACATCATATTCAACATGGTTAGTACCCGCAGAGCGACTTTTAATCCATACTAAACCGGGGCTAAACGAAGCGTTTCCAATAGTGTTTACAATACTTATAGTTGCCCCTGTCCCTGTGTATAACGTAGCTGCAAATTGTGTTGCGCCGTTAGGTACCATGGAGTTACCGATGTTGTACGTGTTAAGAGGGGCATACCCCGCCGGTAATGGATACGCAAATGGTCTTTGTCCGAAGTTAAGATTCCACGTAGCGCCATTGTTTGTACCTGCGCGATATATAACAGGGGTTACTTCACCTAATGACATGCCTGTAATAGACCCCATCAGCACACCATTTTTATAGAAGTTAGCTGACCCTGCGTATGCGTTATAAGCAATACCAAAAATATCGGTAGATATAGGAGTCGTTGTATTAAACACTGTATTGGTAATCGTTGTACCCGCAACTATATACATAGCACGAAGTGCCATAGAAGTACCGTTCGACCCCCACCCAAACTCAACTGAGGTTCTTCCCGCTACCGTAGTTTCAGGAGTTTTAAACCCCATCATAAAAAAGTTATTACCTGCGTTACCGTTAGCAAATGCTGCTAAATTACCTTCAAAATACCACTCACCTTGGTTTACTAACATCGTACCGGGGTAATAATAAGCCGCACTACCAGCTGTAAAAGCAAGTGTTAAGTTACCATTACTCCATGTTGTACCTGTTACTGTTGGGAATATATTATTTAAAGTACAGAAGTTAGCAGCATTAGGGCTAGTCCTAGTTGGTACGTCAAGCATCGAGTCATACGTTGTGCCAGCAGCTAAAGAGATATTATTAGGTGTCCAGTTGTTACCATTACCACTAGAGTCTTTACCAATAGTAGTAGCAGTTGAACCAGAATTATCTTGGAAATTAAGATAGAAGCCATTAGTACCATACGTACCTGTGTAATCCATAAACTGCCATACCCCCGTGTAGGGGTTGATAGAGCCAAATGCTGTAGGAGATAGCGCTTGACCAGCAATAAAGTTTATTTCTGCTAGGTATCCATCGAGATATTGACCATTAAAATCACCTAATCTACCTATTGCGTTAACCCAACTAGCAGTATTTGTAAAAAACCAATAACCCGCAGGTACAGAACCTGAAAAAACTTGCACTCCATTTACATAAAGAATACCATTGCCACCTGCTGTAGAAGAAAAAACAATATGGTACCAAGCAGCAGGGTCACGATATACAGCAGTAGATGTGCCAATTACACTAGTTGCGCTACCGTTTGTTAAACCAATTGAAATTTGATCGCTTGCATTAAACAAAATATATGCTGATTGAGCGCCATTTAATCGTGATGCTGCTATTACCTGTTGTACCCCTAAAGTTCCACGTTTCACCCAACAGCTAAATGTAAATGTAGTAGGGCTTGCCGAAAAAGTACGATTAAAATAAGCAGCTGCACCTGACCGCAGACGTACACTACGCTGGGCGGGGTAAACTGGGTCTAAGGGGCTATCGCCACCATATATAAGTGTGGTCATTAAGATACCAAAAACGATTGTCCTTGTTGGTACAAGTTGGTTCCGTCGCTACGAAAAATAAAATAATCCCTTGCTCCGGGGGCTGTCGATAATACTGGGGCTACAGCACCGGGCCATTTAAACACCGAGTTCCATGTCAACGTATTACTACCAGCGTTTTGTATAACTGCTAGAGCGTAGAAGGCACCATTCATCAAACCTGTAGGAGCGCCCATCGTTCTGTTAGATGATACAAAAGTAAACGTAGCTACCTGACCTAGTGTAGTGTCCCAAGCAATCGTAGCTGCATCGGTTAGCGTAGTGTTTGGTGAATATGCAGTGCCGGGGTATGCAACTTGTCGTGTGGTATTGATCTGAATGGCATCTTGTCCACCGACTCGAATAGCCCCAGTACCATCATTGTTTGCCATAAGTGCTGCTGTCATTTGTTACTCCTTTGGGTACTTTTCTTTTACAGCAAGGCAAGCTGCTATATAAGCATCAATTTGTGCTTGGTCACCTTTAACCACACCATCTAAATAATCTGCTATAGGTGGGTATTCAGTAGCACGAAGTATTTTATACGCAGGGTCAATAGGTTTTGGTCTAAGCTCTTCTGCCTCTTCATCCGTGATTTCTATACAGCCTTCTGGTAGTAAATGCGCAAACGCCGCATTATCAATAAAATGTAAATTGTTATCTAGGTCTTTATAATGTGGCATATTTATTACCTCAACTCTCTAGGGTTACCCAGACCCGCTTGCGCAGATGTTGCTGAGTAGGACATATTAGGAGGGACAATAACTGTGATCTGAGTTACATAAGGTTGCGCACCTACAGTAACGGCATTAGCCCCACCAATAGTAACGGTTGTAACTTGGGTTAAGTTAGCGGTGAACGTAAATACAATTGGACGACCTGTTGTATTGTAGTATGTAACCCCTGATGTTCTAGTTACTGTCTGCCATGTTTGGCTGTAACCAAGAGAACCCATTACATCTAATGCTTGACCGCCCGCGCCTTGAATCGTGGAGGGTGCAGTAGCCCATGTTCCAGCAGTAGCCTGTGTAGATTCAACGTAACCAACTACTCTATATGGCACATTAGTTCTTGCTGTCGTAGAGTAAATAACGTTTGCACTGTCAGCTGCACCAGCGCCACCCTCAGCGGTGGTAGATATTAAATTAGTCTCATCGAGTTGGTTACCACCCGCAATATTTACTACCGCTAATTCAACTGTACCTGCGTTGTCAAGAGCTAGTATAACTATCTTTGATTGTATAGCGTTAACAGTACCTAATGTAGAACCTGACGACACCGTCATTGATATGGCGTTACCAACTGTGCGTGTGTTTACAGTACCACTAGCTAGTGAAAAACTACGAAATGATAAGTAGGTAGGATTAAGAGTAACAGTTAAAGCGTTCCCAGACACTGATGCAGTAATTGGTTGGATTTGGGGTGAGCCTGTACCTAAAATACCACCAGATGCTGTGATAGACCCCGCTATGTTTACATTTTGACTAGCGTCAATAGTCATTGCAGTAGTACCAACACCTGTACCTGTTTTAATTTCCAATATGCCGGTGCTATCGGGGGTAAACACACCTCCTGACGTAGCGTTACCTGCTTTTAATACTGTAGCCATGTCTACCTCTTAAGTAATTACCACAAAGTTAGCACCGTCTTCTACCGTTATTGAGTACCCATTTGCTACTGTTACAGGCCCAACTAACATAGCATTATTCCCGGTTGTAACTGTTATATCTTGACTTATTGTCGCTGGATTTACAAATGGGAATGAAGCCCCACCCCCGCCGCTAGCAGCAATAGTTATGGAACCATTACCGTTCGTGATTGTGATATTTGTACCAGCAGTTAATGTTGTTTTATTTAGTGCCCCTGTAGAAGAATCACCAATTAATAATTGCCCATCCGTAAAACTATTTGTGTCAGCGCTATCTAAAAATACTGATCTTTCAGCAGGATATGTACAAAAAATAGTTACCGTTCCTGAGAAAGTTACGGCAGAACCCGAGTTGCTAGACTCAAAAACAGTTACGCGAGATAGTGTGTCTGGGCCGTTTGAGTAAAAACCATAACCAACTTCCCAATTACCACTTGCATCTGTTGCCCCATAGTACGTATTATTACCCGCACCTATTGCAGCAAAGTCTTGAAACCCCGCAACGGAACCGGACAAGTTAAATTGTGATGTATTGGGTGCCGTCCCAGTTTGTTGTATTCTATCTTTGACTACGAGTGCCATAATATTCCCTTATATCTCTAGTGCGGTATCGATCTCAGTCCAACCAGCATCAGGTTCAGTATCTATCTGCACCCACCCAGTTTCAGCCACAGTTTCTACCGGCTGCCAACCTGTACCACCATTCGAATTAATAATCTTCCACTGTATCTTTGCCTCTACATTACCTGCAGTACCTGTTGCTGTAACACCAAGCAAATTAATAAATTGTACGTACGCAACGTCATTGGTACTTACAGTAGCTGTTACCTCTGTTGGGAACGCTGGGAACTCAAAATCTATATCTCCTACTGTGCCTGTAGCAGTGTCACCAACTAGTGTTTGGGCAGATATAACACTACTTACAGATGTAGTTGCAGATACTCCGGTAAGGTTACGCTGTTGTAATCTACTAACATCACCCACAGTGCCAGTAGCTGTCACACCACTTAGAGCAGGGTTTTCTCTCTGTACCCTACCTACTGAACCTGTAGCTCTAACCCCTGTCAGCCCTACTGCAAAACTCGATGCTACGTTTCCAACACTACCAGTAGCTGTTACCTTCGTTATAGGCCTAACAAGTCTAACCGTACCAACTGAACCTGTAGCTATTACTCTTGTTAAAGCTTGTGTTCTAGCCCCTAATGATACATTACGAACACTACCTGTTGCTGTGTTACCTGTAAGCGTTACTGATCTTGTTACTCTACCCGTTAAACCTACAACAGAGCCAGTAGCAGTTACTGCAGTTAATCTTGTACCACCGTTTACAAAACCTACAGAACCCGCCGCAGAATTACCTGTCAACGCAACAAACGGACCGCTCTTAACGGTACCAGCAGTGCCAATTGCAGTACGGCCTGTTAAACTTTCAACCTGACCCGCGCCAATAATAGAGCCGGGTGTACCCGCAGCTGAAACACCTGTTATTGTTCTAGGTATACGAGCAGTTATATTACCTGCAGTGCCAGTCGCGGTATTACCATTTAAGGTAAATGTACGCGCAGGTTTTATTACAGTGCCAACAGAAGTAGTAGCAGTTACACCTACCAACGCTTTACTACGGGTCGTCGTTATTGTACCTTGAGATAGCGTAGCTGTATTACCAGTCAGTCTTTGCCCACCACGAACAGTACCTACAGATCCTGTAGCACTTACACCCGACAGCGTTACGCTCTTAACACCTACAACAACGTTACCAACAGTACCATACGCAAACTCTTTCTTCAGAGTCTGACTCATTCTTGCTAACGGAGTGCCAGCTGTACCTGTTGCTATTACGGCAGTGGGGATCTCCCTATGGTCTTCGTTAGCGGTTTGTACAGAGCCAACAGCAGTTACACCAGTAATAACTCTAGTATGTATGTTGTTAGCAATTTCACCAGTATCAGTAACAGCAGAAACGCCAGTGAACGCTTGACCCCCACGTACTGTACCAACAGAACCCGTAGCAGTTACGCTTGCAAGTGTTTCACGATGGTCTTCTATTGGAGATGTAACTGTACCAAACGCTGTTACGCCAGATAGCGTAAAGGTTTTATTTTGCTGAGATATAGTTCCAACAGAACCAGTAGCAGTGTTACCTGTAATTTCTTCTAAGTTTACAGGGTTAGGTTTTCTAACCGTACTAACAGCAGACACCCCAGTCAATACAGCACCGATGGTCATCGTACCGGCAGTACCAAAAACTAATACACCACTTATTGCGGGGGTAGCGCGATACGTTATATTACCAACGGAGCCTGTAGCCGTAACCGGGGCTGGTGTTTCTTCGTGGTCTTCAACGGGGGTTTGTACTGAACCTGTAGCAGTTACGCCAGATAAAGATAGCGTGTTGTTTGCTAAGGAAGGTGTTCCGGCTGTACCCGTAGCAGTTACGCCTGTTGGGTATACAGGTACTGCGTTGATTACTGTACCAACTGAACCTGTGGCGGTTACGCCAGATAAATCTTCACTTATCCCTTGTGCTACATCACCAACCGAACCAGTAGCAGTTTCCCCAGTTAGGTTTACAACTACAATCTGTTGATATACTACAGTGCCAACTGAACCAGTAGCAGTAGTATCGGTGACAAAAACATCTGCCGTAACATTAACTACACCAACACTACCAGTAGCTGTAACACCAGATAGCCCAACTATAACCCCACCAGCTGCGGGCAGGGTAGAGAAGGGGGTGGCGGCGAACGAACTTATACCAAACATGGCTTCTCCGTCCGCCTTTTCTTAAGTTAAGCTATATTCAATAAAGCTGTACCAGCAGCATTCGTTGGCATCACCAGTGTGAAAGTACCAGCAGTGATCGTCTGTGAGCCAAACGTATGAACACTAACTGCTTTGTTTGTCTGTGAACTGTTATAAATTAACACAGCATCAAACGCGGTAGATAATGTCACGTTGGTATATGTGATCGAAGCTGAAGGTGTCCAGTATGCGGTAGTACCACTGCTAGTTGGGGCAGTTGCATTAGTTACGTTCACACCGCCCGCAGTGTAGTTTGTACCGGTTACTTCACCAGTCGATGAATACACAGTTGTACCAGCGCCCAAAGAAGCGGAAGCTAAATACAAAGCTGCTTTAAATGTATCAGCTACGCCCGTACCACGAGTAGGAGCAGTACCGAAGTTGTGTGTTGCGGTCAGAATCTCGGTTTTAAACGAGGTCGTCATTGCTTGTGAATTTGGCATGATCTAAGTCCTATTAAAAAGATGCGGCGACGGCTTCGCCCATTAAGTTAAATTTCTTCAGTGTCATGTGCACTGAGCGATGTACTAGCTCGCCGTCCAGCCAGTATTCTGTCCAGAGGACTGTCTCGTTATCGTTGTCGACAGTACCCTCTTTTTTCTCGAGCAAAGACTCTTCCATCTCGCCCTTGGTAGTAGTTACTAATGCCATTTTATCTCCTAAGTAAACCGCAATAGTGCGGTCGTTGCTGAATTAACAGGCATCGTTACAGTAAAAGTATTTGTCGCTGTTTTATCAGAGCCAAAGTCTAAGACTGCAACGGACTTATTGCCCTGTGTTACGTTGTATATCAAGGCTCCACGCGCAGTAAAAGCCGCTGGGTCCCATACTACATTACCAAAATTAACATATACTACACCCGTCGTAGGATCAGTATTAACTGAGACACCTTCTAAAACTTGGCCTCCAGCAGTATACCCATCTCCTACGACTTCGTTATCTGTTGTGTACTCCGTTGTATTTGGACCTATCGTTGCGAAGCCTGTGTACAACGCTATGTTTAGTGTATCCGATACAAGATTCTGCACCGCTTGGAGCATTTCTTGTTTAAAACTTGTGGTTAATGTTTGCTGTATAGCCATTACGGATTAACCTTAATCTTAGCCTGACCATCACGGTATGCGTCACCACGCTCAAGACCAGTTCCCAGACGATTCAATTGAGCCATAGCTTCATCATACTTAGCTTTGTAGAACGTCATTACGTCTTGCTCGCCCTTCATAAACACGTAGGCTTCAAGCAATGCACCGTATAACAAGACTGGGGAGTAGTTCAAACTCAACCATGTAGTACCATCATCTGCTACTGTGATCGACTCTGGGTATGCATAATAGTGTAGCTCTGCCGTATACGCAATGTCAGGTGTTGGGGCGAACATAAAGCTTAATGAGTCTTGTGGCGCATTCGCCACTACTTTAGGGCCAAACAAAGCATAGTACTTAGGTGTACCTACCTCAGTTGGGTCTGGGTAAGCAGCACGTAAGAAGTTCACATCTTTGTTCAACAAGTACTCATATCCACTTGGCGCATCTTTAATCGCCATAGAGAACGCAGACATGAAGTCACCGGGGCATGATAAGTATTGATTACCTGCAACTAACAAACCCGTTACGTTCTTACGAAGTGGTGGAATCTGAACCGAGTTATAAATGCGCTCCTCAGCCTGCGTAATAAACGTAGGTATATAGTCTATAAACGCAGGGTCATCGTTCTGCGTATAGTTAATGATTGCATTTGTAAGTTCGGTTAGAGTCATCTATTAACCCATCGGGCCTCGTGCCATCGTACCTTTAGTTGCTGCGCCTGTACCACGGATTTTAATACCGTCAGTCTTCACATCTTGGTTAGCAGGATTACCAGCGCTTACACGTGGTGTAGCAGTTTTCTTAGTCATCTTATCGGCGACTAGTTTGTTCGGGTCTTCCATTTTATTCATGACCATAGGGCCTCCAGACATACTGTGTGGTTTGGCATAGACAGCGGCTTGACCCACTTCTTTACCCATAACCTTTTGTGAAAACTTAGCCATTACTTACCTCGGCTAGACTTATAGGTAAATGAAGAAACTTTTTGATTAGCAACTTTAGCTAAGTTACGACCCATTGTCTTCATCTGCGAATTAGTTTTACCACCTTTAGCATAGCAAGCTGCGCCGCCTTTTTTCAAAGCAAGTGCAGTTTTTTTACCACCATGCTGCTGGGTATCGTGTTGACCGATAGCTTTCTTAATCATAGCCTTGTCTTGCTTTTTGTCCATCTTGTCCATGTTTTACTCCTAAGTTGTCGTGATAGTCACGGTTCCTACTGCACTTATGCTTGTTAGATAATTAGGTGTTAATCCAAAATCATTAGCGCTAGCACCACCTACTGGTCGCCAACCCCACTGAAACACTCGACTACCACCTTCAGGTAAACCAAACGCAGCTACAACATCTGGTGGGGCTGAAGTTAACTGCAATCCACTAAACCCAGATTGGTAATAACTGTTGTCAGGGCGTGGTTCCCGTACTGCTTGTGGGTCATCCACAGGATACATACCTAATTGTAACTGAGGTTGATCCGGTTCCCAACACGTTGGGCATACTTTAATACTGACTTGCTTAGTCTTAATCGTGAGCTTCTTAAGCTCTTTTAACTTGTACCTGAACCCGCAGCGATCACACTCCGCAATCGAGTTCTTGGCTGAACTAAACCTATTGCCCATGATTAGAAGAACATTTCACGGGGGACTAAACGATCCGCAGCTTTCTCACGATCTTCAGTAGCCGCCCATTCCCAAGCTTCATCATACGCAGCTTTTAAACCTAGTACGCGATTTGGATCAACTTCAGGCTTCTTCATTGCAATCATGTAGGCTAAACCAGCAACCAAACAGCTTAGGAAACGGAAAGGAATGTCGATTACATTAGTACCATTACCTGCATCATAAATCCTTTTCATTCTCCAATAATAGAAAACGTAAAAGGGTTGTTCAGCAGTGCCTTGATCTGGAGCAGGCCACACGTTTATTTGGGGGTTTTTCGCTGTCGCCTCGTTGGAGCCAACCTTTTGCCCTGACTGTCTATTAATCCAGACTTGAATGGGTCTTCCCTGTGCTTCTTTGTTGGGGATGGTTGAGTACGTGGATACACTGATCCGAGTAATGTTGAGGTCTGTCTGGTTAGGACCTTGTCCGGAAAAAGTCCGAATAACATGCTCCACCAAATCAACGGTGTCAATAGGTAGATCATATGCAGTCTGACCTTGTACTAAATTAATAGAACCTTCTTCAATCGTCCAGAGATTGATACCACGATTAGCCCACTCAGCCGTCAAGAAGTTCATACTACGACGAGCAGTTCTGAAATCGTAACCCGTGCGTAACTCTAAGCCACAACGCTCAAAAGCCTCTTCAAATAGTTCGTTGAGGTCAGGATTAAAGCTAGTTGTAGCTGTGGTGTATGCCATTACATTCTTTCTAAGACTTCATATCCACGTAGCATTGTACGGAGTCTTTCAATTTCTTTGTCGCGCTCTTCCAACTTTTTGACTAAATTAGCGCTAAGGTCATATGCATCAACCAAAACTTTCATACGCTCGTTATGGTCATCCATCATCATTTGGTATAAACGCTCAGATGCTTCTATTTGCTTCTGGTAAAAGTCACTCATTGTGGTCATTATCTATACCCTGCAGTTTTTTTGGCTATGCCCTTAGGCTGCTTGACAAATTGTTTACCAGCAGCTTTACCTTGTCGCTTTGCCTTCGTTGTGGCTGCGTACTCGGCAGGGCTTAGTGCTTTTATCGCCTTTTCTGGGAGGTATCGCTCTCCTGTCTTTGACGATGGTTTTCCACTTTTGGTTCGCCACTTCTGGTCTCCCCAATCTTTAAGTGACTGTTGCGGGGCTTTCATGCTAGTCCCTGTATCCACCACCTGCTGCTTTGTATTTCTTAGCAACAAGCTGTGCTTTACGTGCTGACCATTGCCCTGCACCTGTACCGTGGGTTGCTGCAGATTTTACTTGAGATACTATTTTCTTACGAAGTTCTGGCTTTGTATAATTGCCAGCAGCATTAACCTTCCCACCTTCTTTATACTGAGTAAAGTCAGTATCATCCCTACGGGCTTTTTTAACACCCTTAGGCATCTTAGATGGAGCGATGTCGCCCATACCTCGTGAAGCTTTCATTACTTCTTACCGGTCATCTTATTGCCGGGCATAACGATCTGCTTGCCCTTTGTTTTACCTTTGATAGCAACACCATCACGGCTAGGAGCTGCAGTTTTTACTTTGCCCATTGGGGTTGCACCGGGTGCGTTTTTTACTTTTGCCATGTTAATACTCCTTAATTAAGCTCTTGTTTTACCACGAATTGCAATACCGTCTGCACGAGATGAAGCTGATTTTACAGAACCACCTTTTTTGTACCCATCAAAACCATCTTTTGGCCCTATATCTTTATTTGCTTCGTCCGCAAATTGTTTTCCACTGATACCACGTTGCTTCATTTCACGATCTCTAGAACTCTTTAAAGCATCACTATACTTTCTTTGTTCTTCACGGGGTACAGGTTTAGCTGGCGATTCATCATTCTTCATACCTAAACCTTTTTTGACGAAGTCAACAGCCTTGCCGATTGCTTCACCTGTGGCTTTACGAGCAGCTTGGTTATCTTCTATTTCTTGTTTTTCGTAACGCTTACGACCTTCTTCTTGCGCTTTATCAGCAGCTGCGTTCTTTTGCTCTAGCTTGCTGCTTTCAGACTGTTTATCCTTAGCCATTATTTTTTCCCTTTAATTACATTTACCCAGCCTTGAACAGTTTTGGTTTCCCAAATACGAATAGCTGTCCAAATTATAGTAAACAATGCAGCAATGGCTGGTAGCGCTTCCATTAGTGTCCCTAGTACTGTAATGACTGACAACGCATCAACTGCATGTTTAGTCGCTTCGTGATGATCTAACATTTCCAAGCCCTCAAAGATTTATTAATTCTGCTATTCGGGTCATTTGCTGTTTTCGCAGACGTAAGTTTCTTTTTCATGCCTGACATACGGGCGCAGAACGAATCTCTCCGACTTCCGCCTTCCGGCTGGGGAGCTTTTAAATTCATTCCTTGCTTTTTCGCAGAGGCTCTCCCCTTGGCGTTCAGTCCGCCGTTGGGATTCTTGCCCTCTTTGCGCTGCCATGCAGGAGACTTAGCCATAGAACACCGTTACTTTAGCTGCTGTTGGTAACGTCACATGTACACTTGTGTCAAACAAAATACCTTCACCGGGAATTAAGTTTGCAAATGGATTGTTTGTATTAGCTGGGATATTAAATTGTAGGCGTATAGTGCCAGTAGCACCGCCATCACGAAAAATAATATCGCCCGCTGTACCTCCAGAAAGACATTGGTAGCCCTTAACTCGTGTACGTCCGGTCACCATAGTGCCGGTTGCTTCGACGTGCGAAGCTTTAACGTCTGTTTGCATCATAATGATGCCCCCCTATTAGGCTGGTGTTATTGTAGTAGCGTCGGAACCTCTCCAAGGAGATGCTGGAAGTACGCCTGTGCAAGTATAAATAACGCCGGTAGCCAGATCGACTACAGATTTGCCTACAGTTTTGTTTTGGGTGTTGATTACGTTACCAATAGCGCCTAATGCCGCTGCGGTTGTAGCTGGGAAGACGAATCCGTTTTGAGATACTACTGGACCCGAGAAGGTAGTTTGTGCCATGTCAATTGTCCTTACATGCAAGTTAGGCGTATCTGTCTGCATGTCGTCAGCCGGGACTGTCAGATACACCGGGAACCCCGGGATGCCGTAGTTATACCATACTTAATAAAAAAAGCAAGTACAATATCAAAATGCCACATAAAGATATCAGCGCACGTCGGGCGACAAACCGACGACACTATGAGAGAAACAAAGCTGCTGTTATAAAAAGAAACGCTGAATTTAAGCTAGCCGCAAGGGCTAAATGGGCTGAATTTAAGGCTACACTATCCTGCACAAAATGCGGTGAAAACCACCCTGCCACCCTAGACTTCCACCACGTGGTACGTTCGCCAGACAACGTTAAAGTATATAAATTAACAGCAGATGGGGCGTATAAGAAAGCCCTAAAAGAAATAGAAAAGTGCGTAGTTCTGTGCGCAAACTGCCATAGAAAGCACCATTATGAAGAAGCTCAAGAAAAGAAAAAGGGAGCCGAAGCCCCCCAAGATTAATGCAAGTCTTCGTCTTCGTCTTCGTAATCTTCTAACTCAACCCAATCATCTTCATCTTCGTCGAAATAGTACCAAATTGCATCTTCTTCGTCGAACCACCAAGCTACACCATCTTCATCGTACTCAACATCTTCATCTTCGTACACGTACTCTTCTTCAAACACTAACTCATCATCAATATAAATTGCGATATTCATAACATTTCTCCGCCAAGAAAGACAGCCACATAGCTGCATCGCTATTATAACCCGGGAATGTTACAAATAAAAAAGGGGGCCGAAGCCCCCTCTTAGTTGCCAAAACGCTATTAAGCGCCTGGGGAACCAAACATACCAAGCGGATCGGACCAACCGAAAGAATAACGCTCACGTGACTTGTAGCGAACGTTACCGGTGTCAAAGTCACCGTCCATCGAGTTAGCCAATGGGCTACGTACAAAGTGCTTCATACCGTTAGGTACGTCGGTTGTTAAGAACCAAGCATTTGTATCGGTCAAGAAGTGGTTAATCGCGTAGCCTTCTGGGATTGAACCATTGTTCTTGATTGCGTTGATGTCGTTGTCAGCTGTACCAACACGGAGTTCGGTTTCTAACAAACGAGTTGCAACGAATTGCAGTGATGGTGGAACGATCAGTTTCTTTGGCTTAGCAGCGATCAACAGACCACGTTCATCAGTCCAAGCAGCGATCTGAATAACAGCGTTTTCCAACGAAGTTTCGTTCAAGTCTGCAGCGGTTGATGGTGTATTGCTGTTGAAGCCACCGGAAATCAAAGGATGCTGAGTAGAGAACAGAGGCACGCCGTCACCGCCGTAGTAAGCAGATGAGTTTGTGAAGCCATAGTTCAATGTGTTAGCAGCTTTAACTTGCTTGGTGTAAGCCATAGCACGAGCCAAAGATTTGGTGTAACGAGCGGACAACGAATCATACAAGTTGTCTTCGATAGCTTCTTCAGTCAAGCTGAAGCCCAAAGCGATTGTTTCGTGTGTATAGCGAGCAGTCCATGCTTCTTGTGCATTGTCATAAGCGATGGCGGAACCTTCGTTTTTAACAGGTGCAGCTGAGAAACCAGACAGCTTTGTTTCTTCTTCAAATGAACGCTCGGAGGTCTCTGTTTCGTAGATCTCTTTGTGTTCTTCGCCGTAGCGAGCATATTCCAAACCAAACAGAGCATTTAAGCCCGGTAAGAGTTCTTTAAGTAGTTGGGCGCGTGAAATTGCCATGATTTAATCTCCTTATACACCAGTGGTGTTGTTGTACTGATGTGTATTGAGCTTAACCAGCAGTTCTACATAGTTGCCAGAAGCCAACTGAGTTGCAGGTACTACATCAATAACACGAACAGGCAATGTGTTGGTTGTGTCTGACGAAGCTACGTCAACACCTGATCTTGAATCACCAGTAATGGCGTTACCAGAGTTGATGATTAGAGCCATGTTAGAACCAACAACAGCACGAGTAACACCAACAGTTGATACGGTTGTGCCAGAGCTTAAAACAGCTACTTTGAACAGAGCCATAGGATCGTCAACAACATAAACGATACCGTTGGTTGCAGAAGCTGGTAAGTACTGAGCTTGTACCGTTTGACCCAACGAGTTAGTATACTGACAGCCAACAGACACACCGCAAGGTGTACCAGCGGTACCATCAGACATTTTATCTACGCCACCAGCGGTGGTAAGATTTACCGCATCACCAAACGCAATCGCGGCATTACCGGAAATAGCTGGGATTTGGCGAACTGCGCCTGCATATGGCATACCATCAATACGATTGATAGCAATTAGACCATATGGAGCGCTTACAGTAGGATAAGCCATATTTAACTCCAAAAATAAAAAAGTTTATTTACCTTTACCGAACGACGTTGAGGATTTTCTCTCCGAAAAGAGTGGCATCCGTGGGTCATTCTCTCGCATCAAGCTATTGTCAACTGCTGCAGTTTGCGCATTGGTTTGTTGGTTGTAGTATTCACTACGTTGATCCACAAATTCCGATGGTGTTTTGCATAACAATAACCCGCCAACTTCGATATTGCCTTTAAAGCGACTATCTGGGTCGACTAGCAGTTGGAACTTCGGTTGCTCTTCCATCTTTACAGGCTCCCAACCCTCACGTAATTTCGCAGAAATGTTACGAGGGTCAGCGTTGTTAAGTGTCGAGACACGAATCCATCTATACGAGAAGCCCGGCTGCTTATCTGGTTCAGGTAGCAATTCTGCAGGTGCCCACTGCTTAGGACGCACTTGCACTTCACGGGTTTCTAGTTCACGAGTAAGTCTGGTATTAGCCATTATTGTTTCTCCAATTTAAGAAATTCTTTAACGTATTGCTCCGGGGTAATTCTCAGCTTCTTTATCAGTGCAGTTTGCGCTGTAGTGAGCCTTACCTGTTTAGGTGCAGTACTACGTTTGGCTGATGCCACGACTGTCGTCGCTTTGCGCTGGGGTTTGGAGTCAGCTGAAATTTCATCTTCATCAGTCGCGTCGTTTGGAAACGCTTCTGGAAACCGTTTACGTATGGTGCTATCTATACGCCGGTAGTAATCATCTGTGCCCACATATTCGGGACCATATTGATTCGCAAGCTTTTCGTGAAGGCCGAGCGCCGCTTGAGTCATCTCTGGGTCTTTTTGAAACCAAGAGCTATTGCGCTCATTCCAATCAACAAATTTGGGATCAGGGGCCGATTTTCGGGTCGGTTCTGAATATGTCGGTAGTTGTACATCATTTTTTACATCTTGTAAAGTAGGTTTAAAGTCTTTAGCCTGTTCCGCCTTAAGGCTAGCCCTAGTTAGCTTCTGCTGAGCTTCCGCCATTAGGTCAGGATCACCAGACTCATACGCCTCTTTAAACTGCTTTTTTGCCATCTCAAGGTCTACGTCGGCAGCGTATTGCATGGTCGAGATGTACTCTTTCTCGCCGGTTGCCATTGTAGATTTGAGCTTTTTGTTCTCTTCAATCACCTGCTGGGCTAGACGAATAGCCTCTTCCTGCTCTCGTTGCGCCTTCTCTTTCTCACGACGTTCATCGTGATAGACCTTCTTCATCTGGAGAATGCGTTCTTTTGCTTTCGCAGAATATTCCTCTAACTCGTCCTCTTCAATCTGTTGGACGATCTCTTTGGGCATGGGTTTATGCCCGCGATCCTCAGGTGGGGTATCATCCTCGATAGTGATCTGGAATTCTTCCGACTCATCTTGCTGCAGTGCAGCATTTGTAGCCTCATCCTTATCTACTTCATCGGGGAACTTAAATTCATGTTTTTCGAATGCCATGTTGTCTCCTATGCTCTAGAAATACCACGTGGGTCTTGGACCACAGCTTCAACCGTATCGTCATTAATGATGCGGAACTCTCTGCCGTGAATCTTCAAGCGTGTGCCTGAATTAGGACGTGCAAGCACAAAGTCACCCTGTTTACACCAAGGACCCGTAGGGAACTTCTCCTTGTCGGTGTAGCAATCAGGGCCTAACTTAACCACGAAGAACACGGTACTTAATACCTCTTCGAAATGCTTGGTTGAGTCAGCTTTAATAATGCCGCTCTCGTACGTCTCTTCCTGCTCTGGTAGTGCTACTAGCATATGGTAACCAGCTGGCTCTGGTAATTGACTTGCCTTTTCTTCTGCTGTTTGTGGCAGAACTGTTGCTGCTAAACTATCGGGGTTTGAGCCGATTAGGATTTCACTCATCAAATTGCTCCAAGTTTTTTGCGAGGTCTATTAGGTACATCTCCACTGCAGTGAGGCCTCGAATCTCTCCGCAAATGAATTGATACTCTTCGTAGTTTTTAGCAGCTCTACCTGCTAGAGCTTCGGCTAGTTGAGCCTGCTTCTCACGTATTTGGCGTAAGACTACTTCGATTAATTTGTTGTCCATTACTCACCTTTTTTGGGGGGTTTGTTTGGTTGTTGGTTACGTTGTTGGGAGTCACGTTGTTTCATATGTGCGGCTATACCTTGACGGAACCCTTCTGTTTCTTGCATCTTGTCCATACGTTCTTTGTCTGCAAGGTGTCTTAGCGTCATTTGTGCACCAGCGATTTCTGCTTGTGATTCGATGCGCATCTGTTCTATTGCTAACTGCTGTTGCTTCAGAGCTATATCGGCTGCATCTTTGTCTGCTTTGCGTTTTTGCTCTGCTGCTTTGATTGCCAACTCTTGCTGTTGCATTTGGATCACAGGGTCTTGAGCCTGTTGCTGCGCTTGCTGTTGTTGGGCTTCCTGCTGGTGCTGCTGTAACAACTGTTGTGATGCTTGTGCTGCACGACGTGAAATCTCGATCTCCATCTCTTTTGGTATCTCTTGATCGTCGTCCTCGTCCATCTCAGGTATCTGCATACCCATTACTTGTTCAATCTGCTTGCGGTACTCGTAACCTAAGTGCTCGTTAATATGAGCCATCATCGCCGCCGCTAATGCTGGAGCTTGTGGGTTGTTTGCTAATAGAGATTGAATTTTTGGATCTTGCATCGTGGCTTGATGAACCATGATATGTGCTTGGTGATCCTGATAGATAAATGCTTTGACCGGTTTACCCTTGAGAATGTTTTGGTTCTCTGTTACTGGGTCACGTGGACGTATATCATCTTCCATCGGTACTAACTTAGAGTAATTCTTTATACCCAACACATCTAACATCTGACGATGTAACAGTGGTAAGTCATATAACTGTGGAGCGCCTTGTGCTAGTTGTAATGCTGCTTGATACTGAACAACCTTCTGTGACATGGTTGCTGCGTTAGGATCAGAGACTGGAATTACATCTACTTGGTCATAGTCTGACTGCTTAGCACGACGTGTACCTTGCACTGGCTCATAGCTATACTCATCTGAAGTGTAGTCACGGATAATGCCTTTGAGTAAACGTAGTTCTTCATGCAGTGCGTAGTGAATACGAGCTTGTACAGCCGACATCACTTTCAGAGTTCTTTCCAATATAGCCAGCGTTGTACCAACTGGAGAGTTGGCTGACATATCACTAACTTGTAGATCAGCAGCTGAAGCGAAACGACGGCCTTCGTCAATAATCTGGTTCATTAAGCCAGCTAATACTTGACTTGGCTCTTTATATGGCAGAGGAAGAATGTTGTCTCTGATTGAACCACTTGGTACGTCTACGTCTCTGAATTCACCCGGGGAGATTGGGGTATCGTCGCCTTTGATCCGCAACCCGCGAGACTTAAGTCCACCCGGAAGGTTCGACAGGGTCCCTGCATCAACGAGTTGACGGAGAATGGATGTGCCTGACTTTGCAAAAGCTCCGATAAGGTGAATGAGACCGAAGCAGTAGAAACCAAAGCCCGGGATATACCCATAGTGAACGAAATGGTTGCGTTTTTGTTTGCGTTTGTCATCTGGCTCCCAATTACGACGGATAGCTAAGACCTTTTGTGATGCTTTATCGATGGTGATGACGTAAGGCAATGCTATACCTGTCTCTTCACCCTTCTTATCTTTGTCTTCGTAGCCCGGTAAGTCATAGTCCACGTGCATCTCAAGTAATCTGTAGCGAGAATCAACTGTTGCACGGAAGCCTAGCTTCTCAGCGATCTTCTTTTCTACTTCATCTAGAGTATTTGTTGGCAGCCCAAGGTCTACATCTCGGTAAAAGCCATCAACTTGCAGCTTTCTTATGTCATTCTCGGTCTTTCTCATTACGTGCGTTACACGTTCTGCAGTCTTCAGAGACGATGCACCGTAGGGCACTACTATATCCTCTGCAGGTACGAAAATAGACATTTGACGACCAAACGAAGGGTCGTAGTACACCTTTTTGAATGCGTTACCAGCTAGACCCAAGCCCCATAACATGCGCTCATGCTCAGGTCTAAACTCAGGCATCTCTTCGGTTAAGCGATAGTTCATATCTTCCTGAACACGCTCCGCTGCTTCTTTCTTTTCTGGAGTTTCTTTACCAATAATCTTAGTTTTTACTGGACCCGCTGCTGGGAACGTCTCCATTATTGTTTCTGACTGGAACTTAACTAGAGCTTCGGACATAAGAGGGTGTGTAACTCCACAAGCGCCCGCCCACGGTTCAGTTCTTTCCTCTAACTTCATACCCAGAAGGTCTAAACCGTCTACGTAAGTTTGGATCCAATCCTTTCTACTACTAACATCGTCGTCATAAGCCTCTACTAAGTCTGAAGCGATCAGGGATAGCTCATCCTCAGTCATAAATTCAGCTAAGTTAGCATCAAAGTCCTCATCGCTATCCTCGGCTTTCTCCATGCTTATCTGCAGACCGTCTACACCTATCTCAACAGACTCTGGGTCCTCGATAGTTATCTCTAAATCGGGTTCTTCCTGCATTGCTTGGTCGATACCTTGGGGTGCAGCGTACAAGCCTTTGTCAATCGCCATGATTAGTCCTTAATAATATGCTTTACTTCTCTGTGACTTGAAAAATTTTGGCTCGTCCGGCTCGTCACTTGGTAACCGTATGAACCCACCTTGTCTAAATCGTGCTAATGCTAGTGTTGTTGCATCAACTAAGTCATCATGTTCGCCTGACGGGAAGGACGCAATCTCATCTACCAGCTCTTCAGCCCATCTTGTATCTGGAACCCATACTTTACCTGACGCTATTAAGTCAGAAACTGCATTTAATCGACTAATCTTATCTTGACCTTTGCCCGGACTGAACTCCATCGCAGGTATGCCCATCGCTCTAAACTCATAAATTAGAGGAGCGCCTGAAGCTTTCTTCTCAATCAGTATGTTATCAGGTTCCCAATCTTTGTAATGCTCAAATGCCGTCTTTTTAAGCTCAATCCATTCCATTCGCTCTTTAAATGCGTTCAACAGAATGATATTTGCCTGCCCATCATCCTCATCGTTGTAAAAAATACCCCATGTTGTACACGCAGAATAGTCGGCGCGGGTGTTTTTCTCGAACGCAGTATCCCATGTTTGGAGGATGTAATCACATTGTGGGGGATGTTCACTAGGCCACTTCTTCCACCACTCTCTTTTTATAATTGCGGACGAGTCTGAGGTGGGTTGTTGCTGATACTGAGCCATCCATTTGCCGTTCGGCAGTTCAGTATGTAGCTTTTCTAGCTCATCAATCGACCAAAACTCAGGCCAGAGGGGATTTCCAGACGGGAGAATCGCGGGAAACTCAATAACCTCCCATTCATCACCGCCCCGTGAGGCACTGGATTTAATCACTTGACCTGTTAAATCACGTAACGACCACCTAGTCATCACGATTACGATGGATCCACCCGGTTGCAGACGCTGCCTCGGTCCGGATGTGTACCACTCATAAACCTTATCGTATATCTCTGGGTTGACTTGGGCTAGTGCAGCCTCTTGTTCACTGTGTGGGTCATCAATTATTAGGATATCTGCGCCCTTACCGGTTACAGCACCGCCCACACCGATAGCGAAATAGTCACCACCTTTACTAGTATTCCATCGTCCTGCTGCTTTTGAGTCTGCTTGTAGTGCTAGCTCTGGGAAGATTTTTTTGTACGCTTCCGAGTCGACGAGGTTACGGACTTTTCGACCGAATCCGACTGCGAGTTCTGCTGTGTGCGACGTTTGGATAACTTTTTTGCCCGGGTATTTTCCGAGGAACCATGCTGGGAGGAGATAGGAGGCAAATTCACTCTTGGTGTGTCGGGGTGGCATATTGATGATAAGACGCTTACATTCACCTCTAGCCACTCTTTCAAACGCTTCAGCCATTCTCGCATGATGTCTACCTCCAATAAATGTGGGCCATACTTCTCCAACAAAGGACAAGAATTTATCCTGTGCTAACTCTTTACGCTTTAATTCTTGTAGGGTCTCCAGCTCGACCAAAAGCTGACGCTGCTCCTGCTCTGACAACAGAGGGAGTATCTGGGGTATATCTTTCAACGAGACGCTACTAAGTAGGCTCTGTTTCTGGGTCTGGGTCATCTGTGCTTGGGTTTGGATCAAGCCTTGGATCTGGGTCGGCAACGCCTAACTCTTCATCCAAACTATCAGTCAGTGGGGTTACATCAATAACATTGGCATTAAGTAAGCGTTTGATGCGTTCTTTGATTGCCTCTTCCAATCCTTCGGAAGTTTTGTGATTAACCGTAATCTCACTTCGTTCAGTAAACAAGCCTATGTCACTGTGCTTACCTAACAACTCCAACGCCTTTAGCTCATACCTCGTGTCACCGCAGTTGGCGATTTCCAAAAGTTTAGCCGTGATAGCTGAGCGGACTTCATTGGCATCCGCAGCTAACTTATTAGCGTAGGTCTTCAAAAATAATGATGCAGCGAAAGCAGTCTCGGGGCGTTTGAACTCCTTAACAGCTTTTCTAGACTTAAACAAATCAACTGTCTTGTCTAGGTCGGCAGTATCGATCTCAATAGAGGAACCTAGTTCTTTCAACAGATCAGCTGTGTTGGCAGCAACGACTACTTTGTCGTGGAAGGTTTTGGCCTCCTCGGGTTCTGTTGTGTAAGGGACCGGCTTTCCCTCTGTGGGTTCGATATTAACCATGCCCGATTATATAGCATAAATAATAATACGTGTCAAAAACGATTTGGGACTCCTACCCGGGGGGTGTTTCTGGGAACGATGTTGCGTAAGGTTAGCAAAAAAAGTGAAGGGGGTGGGGGTATGTAAGACAATGTTAGGGAAGTTATGGGGAGTGGTATTGGCTGTGCAGATTAGGGTGTATGTAGAACGTGGGACTCCTTCCTGCCCATGTTGGGGGGTGGGGGTTAGCTATGCCACCAGCTTTGCTTCGTTATGCCATACCCTCAGTTGTGACTAACGATGTTGCCTTTGCTTTTGATGTTGTCTTTGCAGGCAAGCCCCGCAGGGAAATTTTGTTCTTATTATTGCTTGCGTATCTGTAAGACAATTAAGCCTTTATTTGATATAGTAGATTCATGGCAGCAAACAAGGCGAATCACCCGCTAGTGCATAGGTGATGTAGGGTTAGTCAGTACACCGAAATAGTACTGTCAGGCTAGCGGTTCTGTAATGGGGCAAATTTAGGCTAGTGGATATAAAGAGTATCTAGCGAAACACAAGCGGCTTATTGTATAGGGTTGCGAGATAGTGGCTAGATAACATGATGCGTGTAGAAGTGACAACAAGATCACCGGCTCATCAATTTATATCTTGTGAGGTGCATATATAGAGTGCATTGCCTTAGGGGTAATGTAGCAGGGCTTTGTATATCGTGCCAATAATTAGCGGTTTAGAGCCGCGTTATTAAAATCACTACATTGACGTTATTTTCGGCTTGCTTAGCAGGTGAGCCGGATAACGGGATGAGTCAAGGCGCATTGTCTAGTTCTCATCCTCTTATCAATCAAATAACGTTAAGGAAAACTATCATGACAGCAAATTTACTCACTAAGTCCGAAGTCACCGAGTTAGCTAAGTCCGTTGCAGGGCGCGGCAAGTCACTCAATCGTGACATTCAGAAACTTGCAGCAATGGCAATAGGTTACGCCAACATTCATGGCGATGTAACCGTTGCTCAAGATATATATGCACAGTTATGTGTAAACAAGGCTTTGCGCTTAAAGTCATTCGTTGCCTATTTAGAAACACATGGCAAATTAGAGTATGACAAGTCAAGCAAGAATTTTATCTACCGTAGACGTGACGATGTAGAAACAGATGTAATGTCATTGTTTATCTCGTTGTCAGATTGTCTATGGTACGAAGCGCTTAAGGAAGCTGAGCCGGTGTCAATGTATGACTTGTCCGCTAAGATTGCAGCGCTCGTCAAGCAAGCCGAGAAAATGGCAGCGCAAGAATCGACAACCGTTGCTCACCTCGAATTATTAGAGCCACTACGTAGCTTAGTAGTAGCAACCAACTAAGGCGAAACGGGCGCAAGCCCGTCTAACGGTCAAGCCGTTACTGATGAGCCTAAATCTAACAATGTCATACAATGTAAGGGAAAGTGTTGCTTTGTAAGAAACTTTTGGTTGCTTTGTAAGAATCTTACAATACAAAACTCCCTTTAGAATCAATGGGTTAGGCTTATATGCCATACAATGTAAGGTTGTAAGAACTTTTTTAGAGTGACTTTGGGAAATTGAAGTCGATCGAAGCATCTCGCAAGTCAAGATAAGCACAAGCCTCACGAGGGCTTAATTTCTAAAATTCTCTTACATTATTACAATATAATAGATATAGTAGGTACACCAAGCTATAACCCGCATAAACACTAGGTTTTGCTTTGTAAGAAAAAGTTCTTACAATACCCCCCGATTTTCTTACAATCTTACAATACATTTCTTACATTACAAGGAGCTACTATGAAAGCATCAGATATTCTCATGCTAACCGGCACTATATTGCATGTCGTGTTCTTAGTATCAGTTATATTTTTTCCAATGCCATTATTCCCTGCCGCATTGCTTACTGTGTTAGGCATAGCGTATCAGGGCTATGGTGTCTTTATGTCCTACGAAGGGAGCTAAGCATGATAACGGAAGAACTGTTTAAGCAATGGGTAGGACGTGAGCCACAAGACGATGACCTTGATCGTTGCAATTGTAGTAAGGCGGGGCAAGCAGGGCATGGGCAATGCGGTTGGAATAATAAACAGAACTTACCTGTGTTCATGGTAGGTAGTGAGGAGGTGTGAGATGGGCGAACTATTAAACAAAGCATTCATCGATGAGCTAACCGATGAGGAAGAAGCGGTACTCGCAAGGTTAGAGCAAGAGTGGCTGCAAAGATGTGCACTCGCAGAGTCAACGGAATGGCATGACCCTAAACCTATTATCAAAGCAACATCACTTAACTAGGAGCTAACATGGGCTGGAGATATGGATTAAAGCGTGAGATGTGGGGCAACACAATCGAGGGTTACAAGGTGATAGAAGTGTTTGACTTTGACCGCCCTGCATTACAGCGTTCATGGTGTGAGACCGCACCGTATAGCGACACCGAAGATGAGATGTTGACTGTGCTTGACCGCATGAAGAAAGACATCCAACGTTTCAATATTGACATCAGCACACCCGATGTGGTCGAGGACTTAGAGCGTAGGCTGTGGTGGTGGGACGATGCACCTGCCAAGATATACCCAAGCGAGGAGGTATGAGATGCGACCATGTTTATTATGTGGCGAGGAAGAACTGTCAACTGCACGATGGGCACTAGGTTACAAGACCTGCCTACCATGTGGTGACTTAGCAGCAAAGGAAGCTAGGAAGTCGTGGACTATCTTAACCCCGCATAAGCAGGGAGCTATGTTCTTTACGGCTGAGTCTGCGTTCGAGATGGCTAAGGGTATCAACAATAAGGGAGGGTTAATTAAATGACAATGACCTGTAAGAGCGCAAGACAAAGAGTAGATAGGTTAAACAAAACGCAACAGCAACGCAGACTGTTTGACTTAGAAAAGAACCGTCGTGTGGTGCATTCAAGATGGATTAGGAGGGAGCAAGCATGATAGACCCGAAGTTAATAGAAGAACTGAAGTTTGTAATGGACGGCATGGCTAACGAAGCGTTCTATGAATGGGAAGAAACCCACAACGTAGAAGGTCTAAGCGATAGAGATAGGGAGCTATGGTGTGAGGGCTACAAGATAGGGCGGCTAGTAGAAAACTTTGCAAACAGGGAGAATTGATATGACGTGGATAAATGTAGATGTAGATATGAGCGAGTTCAACGATGAAGAACTTGTTATTGAAATGCAAAGACGTGGCTATGTAGTGCAGGACAGCGACGAGCCACAAGATAAGGAAGAACTGAACCGTATCTACGAAGCGTTGTATCTAGGTAAGCAGGAGGAAGCGATGCGACGCATGAAAGAATATGTTTGCAATAAGGTAGGTAGGCTGTTATAATGTAAGACGATGTAAGAAGTATATAAACCACAACAACACAACAAGGAGCTAACATGGCTGAAATAAATTTCGGTAAGACCGTCACACTCAAACAAGCTGCGAAGATTATCGTAGCATCCCCAAAGAATCGTTACTTACTACGTGGTGAGCCGGGCATTGGCAAGTCAAGTCTAACCGCAACCCTCAAAGAATTATTACCTCGACATCACGTTGCATATATGGACGTGCCCAACATGGACTTAGGTGACATCGCCATGCCCGTAGTGGACAAGGACACCAAGACTACACGTTACTATCCCAATGCACGATTCATGTTTCACACAGGCGAGCCAGTCATTGTCAATCTTGACGAGTTCACCAAAGGCGCAGAGCCAATCAAGAACATGCTGCACCCACTACTCGAAGCACACAATCCTAGACTAGGTGACGTGCCAGTACATAACGAGTCAATCATATTCCTTACAGGTAACTTAGCAACCGATGGTGTCGGTGACAATCTCAAAGCACACAGTCTTAACCGTATCATCCCATTGAACATCGAGAAGCCGAGCTTTGAAGAGTGGGCAGAGTGGGCTATGAATCATGGCATTGCACCAGAAATCTTAGCGTTCGGTCGTATGATGCCGCAGATATTTGCAAGCTATACCGATGCAAGCCAGAAAGAAAATCCTTACATCTACAATCCGCTTAAACCTACACAAGCATACGTATCCCCTCGTTCACTCGAACGTGCAAGTAACATCGTCAACATCAGACAGCAGCTAGATAACGAAAGCGTAATAGCTGCGCTAACAGGAGCGATAGGCGAATCAGCAGCACGTGACTTCCAAGCCTACCTCGAATACTCAGACCAACTACCTACATGGGAGTCGACAATCAAAGACCCTAAGGGTGCGCTTGTACCTAAGTCCGCAGGTGCAGCAGCAATCGTCGTGTTCGGTGCAATCCAGAAGGTAGACAAGACTACGATCGAGCCATTCATGCAGTACTTAGAACGCTTCACCGAAGAATGGCAAGCAGCGTTCGCAATCAACATCGCTAAGTCCAAGACCAAGCAACCCGTTGCATTCAGTTGCAGAAAGTTTAGCGAGTGGGTAGCTAAGAACGAGGACTTACTGTGAGAGAGCCTAGATATTTCATAGCATGGGTGAGTGAGGACAATGTAGGTAAACCCAACATGCCATATCTAGCAGCACGTAAGGAGTATATGTACCGAGTATTCAGGGAGGACTTTGACAACAGCAATGCTGCACCTATTACAGAAGCAATGACGTATGAGGAAGCAGAAGCAAAGAGAAAAGAAATCTTATTACTAACTAAAGGTAAGGAGCTAGCATGGATAGCATAGACAGGGAAGAACGTAAGGTCAAGAAGGTCAAGATCAGTCTAATGCGTGAGCCTAAGTTTGCATTGTGGCAGGGCGCAATGATGATCGGCAAGACTAGCATCGAGGACGATATACCTACGGCTGCAACCAACGGTCGTGATGAGTTCTATGGGCGGGAGTTTGTTAAGGACTTGACCGAGAAGGAACTGGCATTCGTTGTTCTTCACGAATGTATGCACAAAATTTACCGGCACTTAACTACGTGGCGAAAGCTGTACGACGAGGACAAATACCTAGCTAACGCAGCTTGTGACTACGTTATTAACCTTGAGCTATTCGACATGGACAAGGAAGGCAAGTATATCGCTAGACCTATTAAGAACGGCAAGCCGATAGGTTTACTTGATGAGAAGTATCGTGGCATGAACACCAAGCAAGTCTATGACCTACTTAAGCAGCAGCAAGAAGAAGGCGGGGACTGTGGTTGTAACTTTGACGAGCATGACTGGGACGGTGCTGAGAACATGACCGATGCCGAGAAGAAAGAGTTGTACAAGGAAGTCGAGCAAGCTATACGGCAAGGCGCAATGACACACCAGAAACTTAATGGTAGTGGCGCAGGTGGTATGAGTCGTGAGCTAGGTGAGTTGCTTGAACCCAAAGTTAATTGGCGTGAGCAGCTACGTGAGTATGTTAAATCAATCTGTGCAGGAAAGGACGCATCATCATGGAGACGAGTAAACCGCAGGTACATTGGGCAAGACGTGTATATGCCCACGTTAATCAGCGAACGAGTAGGACACATAGTAATCGGGATAGATACAAGTGGGTCTATCGGGGGCAAGGAATTAAACGACTTCCTTTCTGAAGTCAAGGGTGTAGCTGAGGAAGTATCACCTGAGAAGGTTGACTTGTTGTATTGGGACGGGGAGGTAGCAGGACATGAAATGTACGATGCTGCAACGGTGGGTTCGATCATTGATTCTACTAAGCCAAAGGGTGGCGGTGGCACTTCACCTTCTTGTGTCAGCCAATATCTTAAAGATAAGGGAATCAAACCAGAATGCACAATCATGCTCACCGATGGTTATGTTGGTTCGGATTGGGGTAGCGATTGGGAATCGCCAGTCCTCTGGGTTATCGTGGGTGGCAACACTGCCACAGCACCTAACGGCAAAACTATTCACATCAAGGGGAACTAAGATGAGCAAAGTCGTGGTAGAGATGGGCTATAAGTCATTCATTATGGATACTAAAGATGGTGTAGCACTGATGGAAGTACTAGGTAAGGCTGAGATATACGAAGAGAAGTATCACAGAGATGAGGGAGCAACAGAGTCACGCTATACATATCATGTGTACCCGATGGATGTTCGTAGTGGTATAGCTATGAGGTTGATGAGTGATGAGTTGTATAAGTTGTACAAGATAGCAGGTAAACCACAAGACTAATTAAACACAACAAGGGATCTAATCATGGGTATATCATCAAGCGCAGTATTGGTAGAGTTAAACGTATCTAACTGGGGTGCAAGTAAGTTAGACCGTAACGTAGCAGATACGGTGAATGCAAATCACAACGCAGCACACGATGCAAGCAAGGTGTACAAGAATCTGACCGCAGGTTCGACACTATGTTCTGACATCGGCAAGTACGCAGCAAAGATTCGTCTGTATCACAATGACATGACTATGCCGTGGGCATCCAAAGGTGCAAGGCTTCTACCTACGGGCTTAGTCTTAGAGTATAAGCAGCACATCAATAACATGAAGATCACATACGAAACAATGTGTAACAAGTTCTTCAATGAGTACCCGACAATCGTATCGAATGCACAGAATCACTTAGGTGCATTGTTCAAAGCAGATGACTACCCAACGCTTGACGAGGTTAAGCATAAGTTTGGTTTCAAGATAGTGTTCTCGCCATTGCCTGAAGCAGGTGACTGGAGATTAGATGTAGCTAACGAGGACTTGCGTGAGTTAGCCGCAAGCTATGAAGCAGACTTCAATGATCGCTTAGCCGAAGCAGTACGTGCCCCGTGGGATAAGTTGCACAAAGAATTAACAGCACTATCAACTAAGTTGAATGATGAGGGTGCTGACCCTGACAAGAAGAAACGCTATCACGACAGCTTGATTGAGAATCCTCAAGAGCTATGCCGTCTACTTACTCACTTAAATGTAACCAATGACCCTAAGTTAGAGGAAGCACGACGTGACTTAGAACGTGCGCTAGTAGGTGTAGATATCGAGGAGATCAAAGAGTACGAGACTGCACGTAGCGATGTGAAGAAGCGTGTCGATGCAATACTCGAGAAGTTCGATTGGTAATGTGGAAGAAAAGGAGAGCTAACATGGGATACCGAAGCGATGTAGCAGCAGCTATATATACAAACGATGAAGAACACGTACCACTACTTAAGCTATGGCTAACAGCTAACTTCCCTATGAAACAGTTTGAGAAGAGTATGCGATGGTTCAAGTATGGGGTAGTAATTGAAGAGCATGATGTTAAATGGTATGACAGCTACGACGAGGTTAAGTTATTTAATGCAGCAGTTAGTAAGTTTGTAGAAGAGTTCTGTGGGGCTAAGGGAGCGTTCGATGGTGCGTATGAGTTCTTGCGTATAGGTGAGAGCGAGGATGACATAGAACATGAGTGTCATGGTGACTATGATTACTTACTTAGTTGTGAACGTTCAATTTGTATAGATGTTTAAGGGAGAATAACATGAGCTATAGAAACAGTGGTATAAGCCGCTTGACTAACTATGCACAAGCGAAGGAATGGTATGAAGCAGTAGAGCCTATCAGAGGTAAAGGTAGTAACGCAGGTGTTAAGCCACTAGGACATCGTAACCGTCCGCACTTCCAAATACTCAAGGGGGCTGATGATGAGATCAAGTGTAGGTTATATCAGACTGATGTAGTTACGTTCTTTCCTGATGGTCGTATCTTTATTAAGGATGCAACCTATATCACACAAACCACAGCTAACTTTATTCAGGATGTATTGGGTATACGTGCAGCAGTACAAGATCACGACATAGTAATTGGACTGCATGGTAATAGCTATCGCTTGCGTGATGGTATGGTGTTAGCACGTGATGAGTGTGGTTTGTTAAAGGTACTCAAGGTTGATAAGGCTTATGTACACCAAGTTAATCGTAAGGCTATGAGTACACTACGTAAGAGTGTCAAAGACTTTATGAACTATCTCAACGGTAGCATCAAGGTACGAGATAGAGGTTTGTTTAACGAGGAAGAGAAGATAGAGCTATTAAAGCATCTTAATCTACCTGACTATAGTTTTGGTCTTGCTTCCGTACCTACATGGCGCAATGAGACAGATGAGTTGCGTAAAAGATTGGCGCAGTTCTTTGATATGGTTAAGAGTGGAGACATGGAGAACTGGTATAGGGCTTCTTGTTGGATGGCTTTCTCGCAATTCACGTGGATTAAAGAAATTTACCTAACACCAAAACTAGCTAAGACTACTATGGATAACTTCATAATGGCAGCGCATCCAGAAGCATTAATTAAAGTAGAAGTACCGGAAGGTACGGTTAAACGTGACCGCTACAGACTAGTAGCACTAATGAGTGGAGCTTAACATGGCATATAAATACCCGAATGTAAAGTCATCAAAATGGGATGTGGCGAAAGGTGAGCATATAGAAATAGACGTACATGAACACATGATGCCATTCATAGATGCCCTAGCCGTAAAGTATCCGCACTGGGAGTTTGTCTCCGCTAATATTAGATATACAGGCGAGGATAACAATACACCAAAAGCATGTAGCTTCAAAGTATTCAACGATGAGAACCCACGAGTAGAAATAGGTGATGTTAAATCAAGCTACAAGTACGATAAGAATGGTAAGAACGTACCGTCGTATGTTGTGTACAACAGTAGGCTAGCAATGGACAGGGAGCGTGGGCATACATTTGAGACTATCAAGTTACCCCTAGCTATGAAAGCTGTAAATAAATACTTTAACCCTCCGCCCGTTGTAGAAGTACTTGAACATGTACTTGCACTAGGTGTTGGGCAGTATAGACACGCAGTAGCCCACAAGGAAAGACTAGCACAAAATACAGAGTACCAGCTAGACGCATCGCAGAAGGCTTTCATTAGAGCTAATTGGGAGTCATACAAAGCTAGTGTTGATCCTACTACGTTAGAGGTAGTGGAGAGATATGAAACTCAGGTAGATGAATGTAGACGCATTGCTAATATAGAAAACAATAATAATTTTTATGCAGTTGTCATACACAAAGATCAATATGTGGTATCCTTTAACGACAAGATAACTACCTACAATGTAAACACTATCCCGATTGAACTAAGAGCACAGCTAGGTTTACTTAAGTTAGTAGAGGAAGGTGACTTGTTAGAAGATGTAGGTGTACGTACCAAACAGGGTTTCCTAGTATTTTTACCTAAGGATAAGGAACATGAAGTGTCCTAAGTGTGGCGATGAGCATACTAAAGTAACGCAGACTGAGAAGCGTGGCACGGGGGTGTGGCGCAGACGCAAGTGCGTGGAGTGTAGTCTTAACTTCCAATCATTTGAGGATTTGTATACCCCCAAACAGCGGACACAGAAAGCACCTGTACTACCCAAGATGCATAGTGATAAGAAGCAACCCGCAATGCCTAAGAAAGACAAAGAGCTAATCAAGAAACTTAAGACTGAGATTAGACATAAGAACGAAGATAGAAGAAACAAAGTATCAGACTACTATATCGAAGATGATTTCGACGATATTTATTAACCAAAGGAGCTAATATGTTAACCCAGCAACAACAGATATTTTTACAAGGCGTAGCTAATCACGGAGTAGAAGAGATCGACAAGGTAGTACGAGTACTGCGCCTAGCAACACCAGAGAAGTTCTTCCATGAGTTTAAGCGTAATGATGGTCGTGTCATCCCTGATGCCGCTATGAAAGAGCGTAAGTTCTTTGACCAACCTGCATCCCTTAGTGCAAAGAATGGTGACTATGCTAGCCACGAGGTAGACATAGTTGATGGGCATGAGCGTTCCGCAATACACGAAGCACGTTCAATCAAAATCTTACGTAGAGGGATGGGATACAAATGAACGAAGAACTCGATACAGAGCTAGACCTTGAAGATGAAGATTTAGATGACAAGGAAGAGAAGCTATTCAACAAGGAGATAGAGAGACAAAAATCTTTAGCCCTTGAAGAATCTAAAGTTGCACGTGATGGGTTCATAGCGTGGTATCAAGAGACTATAGCTAAGGACGTAGCGTGGGAGCACCCTGCTACTAACTGGATGTACAACGCATGGATTGCATCACATGGTGTTAAGAAGTGGGAGTCGCAAGAGAGTATAGATAAACGCAACCAGAAGAGAACAAAGCAGAGGGAGACTGCTGCTAAGAACAAAGCACTAAGAGATAAACAATG